TATCTGATTCAGTATCTTTTTCATTTTTATTAGCTACTCCCAAGAATTGCTCCAATATTTGTTCTATAAATGTTTTTTCATTCTCTGGATTAGAAATGTAATTGTTATCAAAAATTTCTTCTTTATTAACATCCATTTCTGGAAACCCATATTTACCCTTTGTTTCTTCTATATGAAAAAGTAAAAAGGGCTTGTAACTATCCTTTTGAATGTGATAAGAAACCAATAGAAAAGGTAAATTTTTCATTTTATTATCAATACCAGACTCTTTATTTAACAGTGACGTTATATCATAAGATATGTTATTTGTTAAGTCAGTCTTTGTATCAATCGCTGGAGGCGGACTAATATCAGTAGCAATTGATGAATTATCTTTCTGGTTTGAATAAATAGGAGTAATAGAATTTAATTGTTTTATTTCTTTTTCTGACAATGACGACATATTATATATATACAATTGGATTTTAAATAGTTCTACACTAAATTAGAAATATATTGTTGATTTAGTAATAGAAAAAACTATCCTTATAATGTAAATGGATATAGACAATCATATTCCTATTGCTAATTATATTTTTGTTACAATTACTGCCGGGGTGCTTGCATATGTAACTGCTATGAGTGAAAATGTGGATGAAACAGATGAAATGCCGCCGGAGTATGCTGATAATCAAGAAGATTCTGATATATCTGATGATATACAACCCGCTGATGATGAAAATCAAAATCAAAATGAAAATGAAAATGAAAGTGATAATAATAATAGTTTTGTATCATCTTTTGGAGCGGCTACAACAGGTTTCTTTGCCGGATTAGGAGCTACAAATAAAGAAGAGAAAGAAGAAGAAAAAGAAGAAAAGGAAGAAAAGGAAGAAAAAGAAGAGTCAACTGCTGATGATATACCATCATTGGATACAAAGCAGTTAGAAGATGGAAGTGAAATACAGCCAACGCAAGACTCGCCTGATATCAGTGAGTTAAAAGAGAGTGAATTAGGACAACCGCCAATAGAACAACAAGGCACGGTAAAATCTGAATCCATAGCAGAATTAGATTCCAATGTTAAAGATAATGATGATTCACTGAATGTTATTAAGAAAGAGCCTATTAATGGAGGAACAAAGAGCACACGGCGACGTACAAAATCAAAGAAATTAAACAAATCAAAGAGAACAACAAATTAAAAATTGAAATGTAATTAACTCTAATTGTAAAAACACAAAACAAATACAAAATAATAATATAGTATATACATTATTATTTATTCGTAACAACAATGTCAAATAGGGTTCATTCAATTGAATATAATGATTTGGAAAACAATCTATGTCAACTTCAATGGAACTCTCTTTATGTATCCATTGGTGGTAAGTGGAACCAAGACCGTGTAAATAGTAGTAAAATACCAACCTCAAATGCGTGTTTACAAATGGTTCCTCGTTTTATAAGTACAATACTAGAAGATTGTAGTAATAAAACCATGGTTATTGTATTTGACGACTTTTCACAAAAAACAAATAAAAATCACAATATTGATATTATTCAAACTATTATTCAGAATAAACCGCATTTACATGTTTATCTTGTAAATAAACTCTTGTCATCACAAGTATTCAATGAATTTTGGGAATTTACCCAACCATTGTTATACAAACGGGGTGTGCCTCAATCAAGATTTAGCATTGTAAATTATGTAAAATATATGAATGTGCCAAATCTACAAGAAAAACAAAATACAAATATATCCTCTTTTATTTACAATGAGGTCAAAGATGACCCAAAATATTGTGATTGCCTTTATGAATGGTTAGGGTATAGTCCTTATTTATACAACTATATATGTAATTACAAAATAATACACACAAAACATTTGTATTACGGATTAGATGGGTTGAACCGAATATTAGACAATTACCATAAGTGTGGTTACATAAGTGAATATATACAAATTAACAATTTGAATGTTATTGGTGTATTAAATCATTTGAAACCATTGGATACAGATTTACCTACTCCCGCTTCATTACACGTTGAAATAGACTCTTCTATGAATAGGGATATAGTAGTCTAATTATTAATCCAATAATTCCATACACCTGTCAAAAAAATCTCCTACATGGGCTTCATTTGCTCCAAATACTACATCGTCTGGTGTATAATGGTCATTACCTTTTACATAGCATAATAGTGTTGGAATATGTGGGACGATTTTTTTTGCTTTCAAAAACGCATACACATCGATACTATCATCTACATCAATAATAACTGGTTGCACATTTTCTGGTAAAGAAGAAAACTTTTCGTGGATAAACCCTTCAATTTGTTTACACGGACCGCACCATTCCGCACCGAATTTAATGATTATTAAACCAGGATTTTCTTTTAGGGCTTCTAAAAAGCGTTGTCTGTTTTCAAAAGAACGAATGATTTCTCGTGGCATTGTATTAGTATATAAATATCTTTCTATACTATTGTCGTGTATTTATTATTGATTGGTAAAAAATACATATACAAAATATATTGTATGTGTATACAATGGAAAGTCATAATTTAAATATTCATATGTACTCACTACGAGAAGTGCTGGATTTATTTCATTTATCAACCACTATAACAGAAGAAGATTTAAAACGGGCAAAGAAACAAGTATTAATGACACATCCTGATAAATCTAAATTATCTGCGGAGTATTTTTTCTTTTTTAAAAAGGCATTTGAGATAGTTGTACGTTTGTATGAACAACAACAAAAAGAGTATCAAGAGGTAAAACACAAAGATTATGAGGCAGATAGTCTATATCAAACGGATAAATCAATTAATAAACAAGTTTCTAAAAATCTACAAGATATGAGTAAATCACAGTTTGGAAAACAATTCAATAGTTTGTTTGAAGAGAATATGTCTAAAAAGATAGATGAAAGTAGAAATGATTGGTTCAAAAGTGACGAACCTACCTATGAAGTACAAAAGAATGTAAATCAAAATTCAATGGGAGAAGCATTACAGAATGTGCGAACCAATCAAAACGCTATTGTCCGTTATAATGGAATACAAGTATTAAATTCCAAAACAGGTGCTGATTCCTTGTATGAAGATGAAAATGATGAAGTGTATGCAGAGTGTGACCCGTTTAGTAAATTAAAATTTGATGACCTACGAAAAGTTCATAAGGACCAAACTATTTTTTCAGTCAGTGAAAAGGACTATGAAAATGTGCCCAAATATAATTCAATGGACCATTATGTAAGAGCACGTGATAGTCAGCCAATGGACCCGTTAGAAAAACAAGAAGCAGAACAGTTATTGGCAAACCAGAATAATCAATATAGAGAACGAATATTACAAAAGGAATACGAATCCCTTTTGGAAACAAAGAAGTATGAAGAGAAAAATAAAAGTGTTTTGTCCAAGTTTTTACGCATTATGAATTAAAATATTATTTATTATTGTGAAGCATTGGTATTTTTTGAATTTGTTGTTGCTGCTGCTGTTGTTGCTGTAATTGTTGAGCAACAACCCATTTTTTATCTAAATCTAGCATTAGCCAGTCATATTTTGTTTGTTTTTTTTCTATATCGCTATAATCTTCACGTTGTATTACGGTTGGTGGAGTAATCATATACCAAAAATATCCACTTTGTAGTCTCTTCCAATATATATCAAGTGCGTATTGTTTACCATTCCCTGTTTTCATTAGCATTTCAGCACTTTCTTGAAAGTTGTGTAAGAAAATATCATACATCCGCTTTCTTACTACATATCCTGTTGTAGTCTGGCAATTGAATGTACGAATACAGAAATCTGACACTTTTGTATATGGTGGAAGGTTGTTTCCTCCAATAATAAGAACATCCCAGTCAATATCAGTACTTTTTTCAAACTTTGATACTGAATCGTTAAATATTTCTGGCTTTGTAAATGTAATGTCGTCTTCACAAATGAAGACGTGTGAATAATCACGGGCTTTTGCCATCCGGATACATTTGATATGGCTCATAGTACATCCTAGTGCACCATTTTCATTCTTAATCGCATCTACCCGTTCACCAGTTATATTCATTTTTTTTAATTCATTTTCTACATGTTCTAGTCGGTCTGTGCGGTGTGCTAAATTAATAAAGAGTGTGTGCTCAAATAACTTCATTATAATTAACAATGATGAAGTTATTATATTGTTTTATCTATTTATTACTACGTTTTTTAATATTCTTTTTATTCCTTGTTCTTCTTTTTCTTTTACCACCACTTTTTCCGCCTTTTCTACTTCTTTTTTTTGGTGCGGGTGGCAATTCTCCTATTTTTCCTCTATGTCCCATAGAGGGGGTGTGGAGAATTGTTCCTTCGTAATATGGTGCGGCTCTATCAATAATATCACCAATATCTTCGAAAGGAGGCAAAGGTTGAGCTCTGTCAAACATGGTTACATATCTTCCTGTGATATTATTGCCATACATATCATAAATAGGTTCACTCCAATTGTTCTGTTCTAGTAGTTCCTCATCTTCGTTAGTAAACGGAACGATTATGTATGGATTAATTACTTTCATACCATTTTGGTCAAGGACAATTCTATCAGCAGGGACTCTTTTGTATTTTATAGCCTCTTGTTGTATTTTATACAATTCTTGTAAGTGTGCTAATTCATCTTCTGAATATTCACCACGGACCAATTTACCTTCATTGATTGTAGGAACATCTCCATCAATCCTTCTTGGAGAATTAATAGGCGTTGTAGGTGCTTCTTCTTTCATATTTCCATCATTGTTATTCATTATATATTATATTATTACAAAAAATTGTTACATCATGCTAAATATTATGAAAATCTATATCTTGATTCTATTCCGCTAATTCCTCTTTATTTGTATTGATAATAGTGTTTTCTTCTGGAATAATGGATAGAGACGAATAGGATAGCTCTTTATTATCATTTGTTTGTGATTGACTGAATTGTTTCATTTGTGTTTTCAATAATACTACTTCTTGTTGTAATGTTTCAATAATATTTGTCAAGTTGTCTATTTTTTTATCCATTTCTTCTTGTGCTGAATGTTGTTGTGGATTTAATTGTGGTGTTAATTGTGGCTGTAAAGATTCAATTGATTTTTTACGGTCATCCATATGTTGCTTTATTAACGCATCCATATCTGTGATGGGTGTATCCTCACTTGATTCTTGAAACTGGATTGGCTTGGGGACTTCTTTACGTACCATAGAATCATATTCCTCTTTTTTGCGTTCAAATTCAGATTTGTATATTTGTTCACGATTATTCTCCACAATAGGTGGTGTTTGAATGAATTGCCCGTCTTTATTTGTAGGAGATGATTGTCCTTGTGCATTATTTCCATTCATTTGATAAATAGATTGAATCATGAAGCGAATTACCGTTTTGTTAAGGTCGTGTAGTTGCGTATTAGTCAATTGAATATCTTTATTTTGGGTATAAAATCGTTCTATGATTGAACGAAACCATTCTTCCTTTGTTGTACTACGTTGTACTGAAAAGTAGGTGTTAACTAGTGGATTGGTGCAAATTATATCCCACATAAGTTTCTGGTTCTGGGTCGTTACGAATGATGACATAAATATGTATTACACTATTACATATTTATTTCTTTTTACCGTTTTTTACAATTTTACTTTTTGTTTTGTGATTTGTATTTTTCTTTCCTTTTGTTTTACGATGTTGTTTCTTGGAACGTTTTTTGTGTGTTTTCATTCTCTTTGAGACCTGTTTTTTCTTGTGTCTGTTGCCGCCTTCAGGTCCTATTACCTTCATTAGTTCTCCAACTTTGTATTCCTGTCCGTTTTGTATTTTTTCATATGGTTCATCCATATCTGCTTCTGTAGGCATATATAAGGAGTATTCGTGGATTGTTTGGCGTATTTTTGGAAAAGATTCCTGTATTTCTTTTTCCAATAGCTTTCTTGTTTCTTCTGAATTTGGCTTATCTTCATCACTTGCTTTCTGAAAGTTGGAATGGTCGGAAACAAGAGATGCACTTGTGAATAATCCGTGTAACATTTCCTCTACACCGTCCATTGGACGAGTCCCACTATTACCATTCATGCTTAAGATAACATCTGCGACACCAACGGAACCTTCATCTTTCGGGGCAAAGGTTTTGGGAACAATTGTTAATGTAATGGTTCCTTTGTTTGTTTTGTAGTCTCTTTCAAGTGTTTCATTTAATTTCTTAAAATCTATAGAATCGTTATCTGACATATTCCTATTATATATCTATATTTTTATTGAAATACACATTGCGTAAATAAATCATGTCTTTATCTGGAACCCGTGTTTTTGTAAAGTAATTAATTCGGGAATCATATACACTTTCCTTATCTTTCAACTTACGACGACAATGTTCCGTAGGTATTAGCATAGTAATTAAGAAATGTAATACGTACATACCACATTCAGTACTAGTATTTTGATGGGTTTTCTTATTAATGATTACGTTGAAAGAAGGTTCCTGTTGTTTTACTCTATTAATGAATTTCTGAATTTCCGGTTTAACTGTTTTACTATAATCTGCCTGACTATCAAAAAACATAAGAAACTTTTCTTTCAAATCTATGAATAAAGCAACCCAATGAGTTCCATTTCCTGTATGAACGTCATAGTTTATGATAATACCTAATTTATCGATACCAGGATTTTCTGATAGGTAATTATGATAGTTAAACTTACATAAAACCTCTTCTACACAACCACCATAATAACTGTGTTGCTTATCAAAATCAATAGTGGTAGGTCCAATTAGCCTAAAATTACTGTATTTCTTTTCGTATTGTTGTAGTACTTTTTCAATATCATGGTTTGTTAGCCATTTATTTGGGTTTTCATTCCAATCAGGAGGTTGAATTGGACGGTATAGTTCTTTTATTAAACGATTACGTAACGTATCATCAGTAATGATTTGTAACCAACAATCTTCACGACGACATTTTGTATGTTGATTCATTCGTAAACGTAAAGCATCCATTATGTCATTTACATCATCAATCTCTGTGTCAATACTATATTTTGGAAATGTCTTATTAAATTCAGTGCGAAGTAAATGTATGTCTTCTTTTCTAAAGCAAGTTTTCCCTTTACGTAGAGAAATAGGAACAATCTTGGGGTTACAGTTTACTTTCATTAATTTTCTTGTTTGGCTTGACTTCTTATTCGTTGCTTTCTTCTTTGGTGTTTTACTCTTTGGCTTTTCTACAATCTCGTTTTTATGTGATGGCATAATAATTTATAATAAGAATCTTACTTATATTATAAATATATAAAATTCATTTTGTTAGTTCTTCTTTGTAATAGATTTCCCCCATACAGACTGGTTTAGAATATCCATTTTAGCGTGGTCTCTTTCAGACAGTTCAGTTGTTTCGTTGTCGATTTCTCCAAACATTACTTGGTCATCGTCGTAATGGGATTCATATTTAGAAGACATTGTATTTTCATTTTCAATATCTTTCATTTTGAAATGACGAATTAAACATTTACTGTATTGTTCAAACATGTTGTTTACATCATTACTGATTGGGTCATTATGGTCATTTAGAAGATGAGTAGTTAAATCCAATATTCGGGACCTATAAATAGATAGGTTTTCACTGTATTCCATATCTTTATAATGTCCTGTAGTGTCTTTCGTTTCCTTGTACTTTTGGTATTGCTGTTTATTCATTAGTAATTCCAAAGTCATTTGGTCTATAAATGGGTTTGGTTCCATTTCATTATCACTGACTTCATTTGAAGAGCAATCCATATCCAATATATCATACATAGAAAAATAATTCTATTAACAAACAAAAATATAATTGTATAGTATACAATGAGTAGTTCAATCGTAGGAGGACCCAGAACAGGACATTTTAATAGAAGTGGCGAACAAGTTGTAAGCCGTAGAATTGTTACGAAATCATGGAACACTATAAACGCTCAAGATAGTATCAATGGTAATAACCGTGTGATTACTCCATTCCGTGCTGTAAACAATAACGGTGATTATTTAGCTCGTAAAAACTATACTTGTGGTGGACCAAACCCAACCAGTGCAAGCAAACCTGGTTTGAAATCTCGTATTGGTCATATTTTGTCTTCGTGTGACAATTCTGGTGTTGCCGGAAGTTCCACAAACGTTAAATTCGTTCCTGATTCATCTGATTATATTAAATATAAGAAACTTACCAGCGCTAACAAAAACTATAATGATACCAGTGCTGGCGGTGATGACCATAACGGTTCTTACACTTATTTAATGAGAGTACGCCGTTAAAAGAAATAGGATGATTTGATTTCTAAACATATGATATATAGAATCATATGTTTTTCACAAGACAAAATATCAATAACGGACGATTAGAATTTACGAATGCTATGCCAATGAAAGATAGCACTTCTACAAATGAATCTTCTTTTAGCAACGCTCGTAAAACGTATTTAGAAATAACCCCTACCCATAAGCTGGATAGGTATGATGGAAACCGTGATGCGTCTAGTGTAATGGAACGCAAAAAAGCCCAAGCTACTGGTAAAGGAACTTATAATACAAATGGAACATCCCAGTCATTCTTGAGCCCTGGTGACAAAAATGTTGTAAATCGTGCTTTACGTAAGACACGTAGTGCGGGAGCAGTTGCTCCTGCAAAGAAAGGCGGTGTTGCTTCTATGTTTTAAGGTCTCAAAGGTCTCAAACTACAAAACAAACCGTGGTAAAAATATAAAATTGTTAACTGTGTATTACATTCAAAGTCTGAATCCGTGAAAAGAAAAAATAATTCGCAAAAAGAGACCTTTTTGTTTAGGGATAATATCCACATGATATATATAGAACATGTACGCTTACTTTGCTGAATTTATTGGTGCTGTATTCTTTATGTATATCATTTTGGCTACTGGAAATCCATTAGCAATTGGTGGTGCATTGGCACTAGCGATTTTGGTAGCATCCCCTATTTCTGGAGGTCATATTAACCCTGCTGTTTCCATTGCAATGACTTCTGCAGGTAAGTTGCCTATGAGTGATTTACTACCTTATTGCGTTTCCCAAATCCTCGGTGCTCTTGTAGCATTGGAAATCTTCAAACGTCAACAAGGCCAAGGAAACAGAGCAGAAGGTTCTCAATAATTAACTATTTAGACTTTAAAATATAAAATACATTCAACCCTGATTGTATTTTATCGCTGCTTTGATAATAATTTATACATAATGAACAACCCTACTACAGAAAGAGACCCAACATATAGATTAGTCATAATATCCATAGATTGTTTATTTTTACATTTCTTTTGTTCGGGTTTATCATTATTTGTTTCGCTCTGAACAGGTGCTTGTGCTTCACCCATAAGCACATAATATTGGTTTTCATCGTTAGCTTCAATAACAACGTTAGATGACTTTTCTTGTGTGCTATGAAAAGTCTTATAATTGTTTTCCTTTGTGTATCCACTAAACATTTTCTATAAAATATAGAAAGAAGTTATTATACAGAATATATACTTGCTTTATGTGTGGTATATTTGGTCTATTAAATTATACTGGGTATGAATTAACAAAGGAACTAGTGGACGAATCCTTTCAAAAAGGTTCTACTCGTGGTCCTGAATTCTCTATTTTGAAAACGGTAATGATAAAAACTTTGTTTGGGTTTCACAGATTAGCGATTAATGGATTAAATAAAGAATCAAATCAACCTCTAATTGTAAATGATGTAGCACTGATTTGTAATGGTGAGATTTATAATTACAATGAACTTGTTCAGCATTTGATAGATGATAGTTTTCAAAGTAGCGACGATGAAGATGAATTTCTAATGACTACCCAGTCTGATTGCGAAGTCATCATTCACCTTTATATTCGTTATGGCATAGAAGCTACATTGAATATGCTTGATGGTGAATTCGCATTTGCCCTTATGGATGGGCGTATTCAAAATGATGAAGCAAAATTATTCATTGCACGTGACCCATATGGTGTGCGTCCTTTATTTGTAATGTATCCTAAAGATGGAATGAAGAAAAGAAGGAATCTATTAGGATTTGCTAGTGAACAGAAAATGTTAGTGGACTTGAAGGAAAACATGAATAGCACGAATCAGCATAGTCAAAGTGATTACATTATAAAACCTTTTATACCTGGTCATTATTCGCATTACACATTACCAATAGTTGCTATTACTGACTGGGAATACAAAAACACTATTACCTATAATACAATGGTTTACTCAAGTGACTTCACACGAATTGTATCATTACAAAAAGATTATTCACAAGTCATTCGTGAACATATGTTAGATGCTGTTCGTAAACGAGTTGATAACGCACAGCGACCAATTGCGTGTTTATTATCTGGCGGACTAGATAGCTCTTTGGTTACGTCACTAGTAAATGAATTACATAAAGAAAAATTTGGGAAACCCGTAGAAACATTCAGTATTGGACTTGAAGGGTCAAATGATTTACATTACACGCGGATAGCAGCTGATTATTTGGAAACAAATCATACACAGATTATTATTAATGAGGAAGATTTTGTAAGTGCCATTCCTCATGTAATATACGATATTGAGAGTTATGATACAACCACAGTTCGTGCAAGTATTGGAAATTGGTTAGTGAGTAAATATATATCTGAAAATAGTAACGCCAAGGTGGTTTTCAATGGAGATGGAGCAGATGAGTTAATGGGTGGATACTTATATATGAGGATGGCAGATAATGGTTTGGAATTCCATAGCGAATGTCGCCGTTTATTGAAGGAAATACACTATTTTGATGTGCTACGTTCAGACCGTTCTATCTCAAGTTACGGATTAGAAGCCAGAACACCATTTTTAGACCGTAGTTTTGTCCAAATGTATCTAAATTTACCTATTATGGTTCGTTTTCAACCGTGGAGAATAGAAAAATATCTAATACGTGATGCTTTTCGTCCAGATAAATATAAAAACGCCTCTGGTAAAGCAGTTTTACCAGAGTCTATATTATCAAGGCGTAAGGAAGCGTTTAGTGACGGGGTTACGTCAGTGGAACGCACTACCAAGGATGTAATAAACGATTTTGTTACGAGAGAATTAGACGCATTGAAACTGTTTTCGGACTGTATTGAAGTTCCACTTAATGAAACAAGTTGGATAGAAATGGCCCTGTCAATAGACCCTGTAATGAGAGAACTTCAAGAACATAATTTACCAAAGACGAAAGAACAATATTATTATCGTCGCATTTTTGAACAACATTATTCCGGACAAGGAAAAACTATACCGCATTTTTGGATGCCGCGGTATGTAGAAGCTACTGATTCCAGCGCACGCACATTGGAATTATATAATGAGTAATCATTTATTTTGTTTGATATATTTATATGCTATCAAACAAAGTTTTTGATTTAGTCAAACGGAAAATTCCCAAGATTTCATCTACAGAGTTGATAGCTTTACGAAGTGGAAACACTTCAATTGATAGGGAAATCTTATCTGGTAGAGTAAAGTTCCCACCCAAGAGTCATTATACACCCAAATTACCTAGTGATATGGTTAGCAAATTACTAGATTCTTACGATAATACAAGTGTTTATCCAAACGATAATGACGACCAGTGGACTAAATATCTTGCAAAAAATAAATTTTTCAGTTTCTTAATTGATGAAAAATATGGAGGAATAAAATTAAGTGTAAATGAAATGTCTGATGTTCTTACAAAGATAGCAAGTGCTGAACCAGCTCTAGGGGTTGTAACAATGGTTCCTAATTCATTGGGACCAGGTGAATTACTTACACATTACGGCACTGAAGAACAAAAAAATAAATATCTTCCGGGATTAGCAGATGGCACATATATACCTTGTTTTGGTTTAACTGGACCAAATAATGGTTCTGATGCTACTGGGAGTATAGATGAAGGCGAAGTAATAGAAAAGGATGGGAAATTACAAATCCGTGTAAAAGTTAATAAACGATACATAACTCTAGCTCCTGTTGCAAACTTAATGGGTATTGCATTCAATTTGAAAGACCCCAATAACTTACTACCTAATAAGAAAAGTGGTATTACATTAGCCCTCTTGGAAAGAAACCACGAAGGTTTAATCCAGAATACATATCATAATCCATTAAACGCTGGATTTCCAAATGGCACCATTAAAGGCGAGTTTTTTATAGAACCAGAACAGGTTATAGGAGGGAGTGATTGTGTTGGTGAAGGGTGGAAGATGTTAATGGATTGTTTATCTGCTGGTAGAGGCATAAGTTTACCTGCTACTGCCAATGCAAGCAGTAAAGTAGCAACATTTGGAATCTTGAATTACATAAAAGTAAGGAAACAGTTCAAAATGCCACTAGGAAATATGGAAGCCATACAAGAGAAGGTAAATAAAATGGTATTAGATACTTGGGTTATTCAATCATCAATTGAGCTAACAAATACTATATTAGATAATGGTAACAGTCCTGCTGTATTAAGTGCTATAATGAAACAGCAAACCACTGAAAGGGGAAGAAATGTATTAAATCACGCTATGGATATACACGCCGGAGGAGCGATTTGTTTGGGATACAGTAACTTTTTGGAGAAATTCTATAGGGCGGCACCAATTGGTATCACTGTGGAAGGTTCCAATACTTTGACCAGGTCATTAATTATATTTGGGCAAGGATTAAACAAATCACATCCATATATAAATCAAATATTAGATAGTGTAATAGACAACAATAAGAAGGACTTTATAGTAAGCTTTAAAAACATAATTTCACATTCTTCAAATTTATACATTCAAACATTAAATCCTTTTTCTTTATTTGCACCAATGACTTTAGAGCACCAAATAGTTGTTTTTGCCGCTTTGGTAAATTTTGTTGCTTTGAAAGGTGGGCTATTGAAAAAAGAGCAAATGTTATCTGGTGCTATGGCTGATATTTTCAGTAATCTATATTTAGCTATCTCCACACAGAACTATCATAACAATAATGGTGCTAGTTTAATAGTAACAAATTACATTGTCGATAAGTTAATGAACGAAAATCAAATGATAATTAATAGGGTGATAGACAATCTCGGTATTGAAAAGTGTTTCCTTCTACATTTGAAAAGAAAGGTAAAAAGTGATAATTTCAATACAGAACGAATTGTATATAATGAGATTATGTCAAATTCAAAAGTAATGGAAGAAATTAAGAAGAATATACACGTTAAAAATAATATTCTAGAAGACCTTGAACGAGCAAATACACTGGATAAAGATTCAGTGGAATACAAAGAATTACACGATAAAATAATTAATGTTGGGGAATATGCAAAAAACGTAATAATGACGTGATGAAATAATATGTATATACATTGAAAAATACATATTATCTACTTATTTTTTAGCTTTTTTAGCTTTTTTTGAGCTTCTTGCTTTTTTTCCTTTCTTGGTCTTTTTTGATTTTTTACCACCTTCTTTTCCTTTCTGTATCTGTTCCTCTACTTTTCTTTTCCTTTCCTCTTCATGAATTAGTTCGTTAATTTCTCTATCATCCATACGTTCATGAACTAATGCGTAATTGGCATCCGGAGTGGGTTCTGCATTAAAGGCTGGTCCACCAAATGTGTCTGTAGCTGCCGTATAAAATTCTTTAACTTCTTCATCTGGCATGTCTTTTACAATTCTATCAAAATGTGCTGCGGCAGGATGTGGTGGTGGGGTTAAGTGGGTTTGGTCGCCAAAAACATCATTAACTAGGTTTCTTAATACATTCGCCTGTCTTTGTTCTCTTGTAGGTTCGTAATGGTACACGCTTGCTTCTAACAATCCACGAACTTCATCAATAGTGTTAGCTTCTTCAAATAGTTCCCTTAAAATGGTAATATCATCATCTGTAGGCATAGGATTGTTATCTTTTTTACTCATTTTTATATATAACTCATATAAATTATACATTTAAAATTCAGCACTGAAATCAAAGACATTGCCATCGTCCGTTTTATCAGCTAAAGCATATTCGGCATTTGTACGCTCAAAAAAGTTTACTTTTGACTCAATACTAATCAATTCCATAAAATCAAAAGGGTTCTTGCTATTATAAATTTTATCATACCCCAATTGTAGACAAATGCGGTCAGCAACAAATTCAATATAGTCACTCATCAACTTTGAGTTCATACCAATCATACGACAAGGGATAGCTTCTAGAATAAATTCTTTCTCAATCTCAACTGCTTCTCTAACAATATCATAAATTTTCTTCTTGGGTAATTTTTTATTCAATTTGGAGTATAGTAGAATAGCAAATTCCGTATGTAATGCCTCGTCACGTGAGATAAGTTCATTTGAAAATGTAAGTCCTGGTAACAATCCACGTTTCTTTATCCAGTAAATGGCAGCAAAGGAAGAAGAAAAGAATAATCCTTCTACTAATGCGAATCCGACCAATCTGGTAGCAAAAGTGGAACGCTTATCGGTGAGCCATTTTTGTGCCCACTTAAATTTCTTCTCAATACAAGGGAAGTTTTCAGTAGCCTTAAATAGACGGGTTTTTTCTTCACTGTCTTTAATATAAGTATCAATAAGGATACTATACATTTCAGAGTGGATAGTCTCAATTGCTATTTGAAAAGCATAAAAAGCACGTGCTTCTGATGGTTGTACTTCATTCATGAAACGAGTCCCAAGATTATCGGTAACAACAGCATCACTACTTGAGAAGAATGCCAAGATCATTTTAATAAAATTTTGCTCATCATTTGACAGTTTATCCCAATCAGTCAAATCTTGTGCAAGGGAAATTTCCCCGGTATGCCAGAAAGAATCAATAGATCTTTTATACATATCCCAAATATCTGGGTATTTAATCGGAAACATAACATACCTATTATCGTCAGGAGTTAAAAGAGGTTCAGTGTTAGATGGTGTAGTAGGTGTGACTTCAGACATCTTCGTCTAAATAATATAGTAAGTAGATTTTTATTACCTTTACAAAAATCATTTTCTTCTTGATATCACCATTATTTAAATTTTGTATAAAATATGACACTGTAAACAACGATAATTTCATATAAAATAAATAAAAACCCCTATTTATAAAAAATTATGGTCGGATTTTATTTAGGTATAAATAGTAAGATACCATGAGGCAATCTAACAACAAATACTTTGACGAAGAGTTCTTGGGTGAATCTAAAACGGAGCCAACAAGAAGACGTGGTAGCAAAAAAAATCGTAGGCAAAATGAGAAAGAGCTGTTACAAGAACATATCATAGACATTGAAAGAGAACGGGAAATATCTGCCATTAGACAGCGTCTTGTTTATGAGAATATGAATCATTTATCTGTAAATGAGAGAAAGGCATTCGAATCCAAGTTTGTAACACCCAAGAATGATGGTCAAAAGGAATATACACGGCTTCTTCGACAAAAATCAAAAAAAATTGTAGTGGCAACAGGTCCGGCTGGAACAGGTAAAACAATCCTTGCCACAGAAAATGGTGTTCGTAGCTTTCTTATGGGAGTGAGTGATAAACTGGTGTTTACACGTCCATCTGTAAGTGTAGATGAAGAGTTAGGTTTTTTACCAGGAACATTAGAAGAAAAGATGGCACCTTGGATAAGACCTATTTACGATGTATTGTATAATTTCATTAGCCCAAAAGAAGTAACTGCACTATTAGAAGATAAAATAATTGAAATAGCTCCTCTAGGATATATGCGTGGTCGCACTTTTAAAAACTGCTGGATTGTAGCAGATGAAATGCAAAACTCAACTGTTTCACAAATGAAAATGTTAATGACCCGTTTGGGCGAGAATAGTAAATTAGTGATAACAGGTGATTTAGAACAACATGACCGTATTAACGAAATGAATGGATTGGAAGACTTTCTACAAAAGTTCCGTGGAAAACGTTCATCAAGTATAAGTAGTATTGAGTTTGAAAATAAAGATATCCAACGTGAAGAAGTTGTAAAGGAGGTACTAGAAATTTACGGTGGTGATATTCCAAAGTGTTATGAATTAGGCAGTGATAATAGTATTAGTGAATCAAGTCTAGATAGGAGCAGCGTAGATGAAAGTATAAAAGAAGAAAATACAGTTGACAGTGAAGATGAAACACATATAGAGGAAGAGATAAAGGAAGAATAACTTTTTGTATACTTAATATATAAATGAAACTACCCAAATTACCCAAATTTGAATTACCTAAAAAAATCTTATATAACCAAATGGTTTTATACGCTCTTGTCTTTGTAGCATTACTTCAAATAGTGTTCTACGTTCAAAACCAAGACCCTTCATCAATTATCATTATGGTACTTATTGGATTTTTGGCTTCGTTTTTTAGTAAAAACATGATTGTGATTTTAACCATCGCCATTGTATTTAGTGCTATTATTTCAATGAAAATCCCTAGAACAGAAGAACGTGAAGGCTTTGAGAATGATGAAAAAAATAAAAAATTATCTGCCAAGGAGAAAGCTAAATTAAACAAGAAAAAAGAGAAGGAGGAATCCATTGAGAAAGATGAAGACACTACTCAAGAAGTAGAGGAAGCATTACAGCTATTAAAATCAGAATATCCAGAATTTTTGAAGGCACAGGATGATATTTTGGAAAAAATTAAAGAAATTGACCCTATATTGGAAAGAGCCGAGAATTTCGCAAACAAATTTGAGGAATATAATAAAAAGACAATGTAATTAGTTTCTATCAATATTATAGAAACGAATAATGAGTGTAGGAAAAGCAATACGTAAAGCATTAAGAGCACCATTCAGACCTATAACAAAATTTATTGCACGAGTTGGCAAAGCCTTTAGAGGTTTAGGAAATGGCTTTGCTACTTTTGGAAGGGCATTAGGTGAATTATTTACAGAGGTTCCTTTGGGTTTATGGTACTTTTTAGTTCAAATAATGATTTTCATACAAATAACTGGTGAATACGTATTTACACGAATGGCGTGTGGTGTAGAAAAAATAGGGACATTTGGAGATTGTTTCTTTTATTATATGTTAGACTTGATAGGTAAAGTATTATACCTAGTATTAATTACATTTCCCATTTGGATAATTGAGTTTGTATCCGCTGGGTGTATACCAGCAAAAGCCATTGAAAAAAAGGTATTACAATATTTTGAAACAATAGACCGATGTATATTTGACATGTTTGGATTCCATATTATTCATTTTCCAAAATCCGTACGTGATACATGTTATGGTTGTAGGGTTTTGAAAGAAGAGGCATTTAAGAAACAAGGTAGAAAGTTTAATCATAACCTAGATCATACTATCACACCGCTACTTTCTGATTGGACCAAAACATTCCAAAAAGGTGGAAACCAGATAGGACAAGCGTTTAGATAAGCAACCAACCACATTAAATCATAAAATATCAAACAGACATTTTATGAGCATAATATAGATAATGCCAAAAAAGTGTCCCCCAGGAATTATTTGTATTGAAAATATGACTTTAGTGTTTTTATTTATCATACTTGCGTTAATTGGTTACATCCTGTATAATTACCAAAATAGTATGATTCAAAAAGCTCAACACGAAATGCAAGTCAGTATACCTCCAACAGATGTACATCACCATCATCACCAACAACAACAGCATAATTTATTAGGAATTTCTACACGTTTGGACCCCTTGAATGACCCTTATTCACCACCATTGAAACAAAATGGCTATTACCACACACCAGATAGTGGAGATATTCGTGGTATCCCCGTAAACATTGAAACACGTGGGTTGAATATGGAATATCAGCAAGTAGGTATTTTGACCAAACAAGGTGGCATGAATGAAAACTTGATAGTACCATTAATGGGACGTCGTTTAATGAGCGGTCGCGATAACTGGCAATACTATACCATTTCTAACACGGGTCAAGTAAATACAAAATTGCCTATTAGCGTAAATGGAAAAAGTTGCTCTGGCGAATACGGTTGTGACGAGATTTACAATGGAACAAATGTATATGTTGAAGGTTACAATGACACATTTTTAGCAACAATATACGAAAATGGAACTTTCAAATATATTCCATATCTTTAACACATATTATTCAAAATAAACTATATCATTTTATATATAGTGTATTATGCAAGCATCTTCTGAATTTTCTATAGAATCAACAACACAAAAAAAAGTAATATACAATTACAGAACAGAAAAGGGCACCTATAATGATAGTACAAAAACAATTGAATTAGTTGTTTCCCCAGATTACAATTTTTTTACTCTAGAAGCTGGTGAAATGCAAAGCTATACTGCCAAAAATATATATTTTACCAAAGTAATGCATTATCTAGACAATCAAGAACTTATTGGAGAGGTGGTTACTTTACATGAAGATAATATGTATACAGTATTTCCTTTAAAACTTGGTGCTAATGATGCTACAGTTATTGATAGTATTATTAATGAAGGCACTACCACTGCATATAAGAATATTACTCTGAATGATGTAATACCAATGCAAACAAACTGTAAATATTATACTACGAGTGAGTATTCAGTATATTTTTTTGACAAACCTATTGAGATTTTGGGTGGCACAGATGCTACAGAACTATTTACTGGAGATGAGAGTGGTCTGTCTTCGTATATTGAAGACAATAGTGCTATATCATATGATTTAATACCACAAGCTAACATTTCAATGCAATCAGAAAATGATATTTACATTGACTGTAGTCCTACTGGGGCTTCACAGGAAGAATTAGATACATACGAAGTGCCTATTAATTCTAGAATGACTTCTGACCTTGGACAAAAACGTATGGAAGAAATGACTACTAATTTTTTCTTTTTTGTTATTCTTGTAGCAATTACCTATTTTATTAGTCCAACCGCATATAAACTGGGCATTACAGACTATATTTTACTAACATTTGATAAAGACAAACTCACTCCAAGTGATGTATCTGGTAAATCACCAGAACGAATCCTACACGCCTATCGTAAAGCTCTTGATATTATTGTTCTTGGGTTCTCCTTTGTCCTATTTTGTTTGTTAATTGGTTCTAATGTTATGACTGGAATTATTTTCGCATTTTTCATACTGATGTCTATGGCGGTTATCCTTGACAAATCAAAGTTAAAAGAAAATCAGCAATTAAAAACTGATGGAGGTAAGGAAATAAGTATGTTTATAAATAAAGCCGATGATAATACAGAATCTAAAATCCCATTCATTTGGTCTTTTGCTGGTGGTATTATTAGTAAATCTATGAGTAACATAATTGGTCTAGGAATCGTTATCGCATTATGGGCTATTATTATAACCCTATATGCTTTGAAAATGGTCCCGGCTTTACAGAGTGGATTAGATTTAACTGTTGGATTACTCATTTGTTTGTTCATAGGATTAACAATTGGTGTTCAAATAAATATGAGAAACGTTTTCAATAATGATAAGGACCAAAGTAAAATAGTCCTTGATACCAGCAATGACCCGGATAACCGTGTAAACATATTTAATGAAGCATACGATAATGCTAACCAATAATCATTGAATCATAATGATGATATTACATACATTATGATTTAAACAAGCGAAGCACTACCTACGTCTTCAGCTACAGGTTTGAAAGTGGAAGCAGTATAAACGCTCATATCACTGTGTCCGATAGGAGCCATTTTATCAACAACTTCTTCTTCCAAAGTGGTTTTCTTGGGAGGGTTCATTTTCTTCATTTTGGAGTCTTTCACTTGTTGGCTAGGGGTAGGGTCAGCAATTTTCATTTTCTTTTGCTCTTCGCTGCTTCTGTTCATTAGTTCATATGCTACGAATACAAATAATACTGCAACAACTGGATGAACGGAGAAGAACAAATATAAAGCAGCTAGTAATAAACCAGCCATACCTAATGGATTGCTAATAGCATTAGTTACCATTCTTGGCATAGGCATTGGCATAACTAAAAACAATATGAAAACAACTAATAATACAATTTCGACGGGTTTGAAAGATGGAATCAATTTCAATAGTTTCATTTATATACTATCAATGTATTTTTTTACAATCAAATAAGAATTACCCTAAACCTATACGTAACCAATATAAATATATTATTCGTAATATTATAGTATAACTATGAAAAAAGCATCCAATGCGAAGAAACTATCAGATTTACAAATTGATGAAGAATACAAGTCTATTATAATTGAAAAAGGTTATTTGGGAAAAAAAGGATATACTATCCCCAAAAGCTGCTTATCAAAAGAAGATTACGATTTTCTTAAAAAAGATTTATTACTACAACCCCAAATGATGGGTGCCAAAATGGGAATTCAACAACAAGTTAGCAGCTTTCCTGTTTATCGCGAAAATACAAACAAAATCTATATACCACGGTTTTATGGAATTGAACGCTACGGTTTGCCTAAAAAATCGGAATTACAACTGGGCGATGACGTGGAATTAGAATTCGTGAAAACATTACGCGACTATCAAGAAGATATCATTAAAGTTTATTTAGACCATATTAATACACCTATCGCACAAAATGACACTGGTTATGGTAACGGAGGGATACTTGAAGTTCCTTGTGGTAAAGGTAAAACCGTAATGGCGTTAAAAATAATAACACTATTAAAAAAAAAGACACTTATTATCGTGCATAAAGAATTTTTAATGAATCAATGGATAGAGCGTATTCAAGAATTCGTTCCAAACGCAAGAGTTGGGAAAATCCAAGGGTCAACATTTGATATACACGGAAAGGATATTGTTATTGGGATGCTACAGTCCTTGTATGATAAAGAATATGGGATTGGTGCATATGATTCATTTGGTTTAACCATTATTGATGAAGTACATCGTATTGGAAGCGAACAATTTTCAAGGGCATTATGTAAGACCATTACACCATACATGTTGGGTATTTCAGCAACGGTAGATAGAAAAGATGGATTAACCAAAGTATTATACATGTTTATTGGAAACAAAATTTATAGTGAGGAAAGAAAAAAGGAAGACAAGGTTAATGTCAGGGGTATTGTATACGAAACAAACGACCCTGAATTTAATGAAATCGAATATGATTTTCGTGGAACAGTCAAGTATAGCACAATGATTTCAAAAATATGTGGATATGGACCACGAACACATTTTATTGCGAATACATTAAGAGATTTATTAGAAGAAGACAATGAAAAGCAAATCATGGTGTTGTGTCATAATCGTTCCTTTTTGACAGATTTACACCAAATTATTGTGGATAAAGAGTTATGTAGCGTGGGATTTTATGTAGGAGGTATGAAACAATCAGCATTACAAGAAACAGAATCCAAACAAATAGTATTGGCAACATATGCAATGGCAGCTGAAGCCTTGGATATAAAAACATTGTCTACCTTGGTAATGGCGAGCCCGAAAACAGATATTACACAGTCTGTCGGGCGTATATTACGAATGAAACATGATAATCCTATTATTGTAGATATTATTGATAAACATGAACCTTTTCAGAAACAATGGCAGCAACGAAGACGGTATTATAAGAAGTGTAATTATTTAATAAAGCATATATGTAGTTCTAGTTACAAAAATATGTTAGATTATTCTGATGAAACAAGTGACTGGGATGTGCTATTTGACCCTTCTAAAACGGGAAAGTCAAAGGGTAATGGAGGTAAATCTTCTTCTGACAATACAAAAGAAGAATATAAATGCCTAATTACAGGATTCTTTGATTAAGGTTTTTTAGAGATTTTTGTTTTCCTGGGAATTTTACGGCTTCTACGGCTTTTACGACTCTTATTATTTTTTTTTGCTGTTCGTTTACGGTATTTGCGAATTTTATTTTTATAAATACCACCACCGGATTTCAATGCAACTAGTTCTTGACCACCAGAAGTAGAGTTAACGTAAGTGTCTGGTAATACATTTCCGGTGGTAAATTCAAATAAATGACTTCCATTTCCAATCATATTATATATAATATAAAAACAAAATTTCTCAATACAATATAATACCGATTCATAAGAAGGTATGTACAAAAATTTGGTAGAACGAATACACGCTGAATCCGAACAATTACAAAATAATATGGCAAAAGAACCTGCAAGGGAGCCTTTACACGAAATACGAAAAAGAGATATTGCTATTCAAAAAGAAAAGTTTTTAAGGGACCAAGAAGCATTACGAAAGCATTATCATAGGTTTACACAATTAGAAAAAAAGATTGAAAACATTAATAAAAAAGCTGCTGCAGATAACGAACAAAATCCTTCTGAAAATGAAACTTCGGTGCCTTATATAAAAAGAGGTACCCGTTCAAAGGACGATATAGAGTTAGAATTGAAAAAACAAATAGAAAGACGCGATAAAAGGGGTCACAAATACGAACACCGGTTGATTCATCATCAAAAAATCCGTTGGGGACAGCAAGAACGAAATAAATTATTTGAAACCAGACATAAGATGTTACAAGAATGGGATAAACAACAAGAACGATTAAAGCAACGACAACAACGTGAAGAAGCAGCAAAAGAACTTCAAGCTATTCGGGACGCAATTGATGCCGAGGTTCCTCAATCATTGTAAAATGTTCCAATGAAAAATATATGTATTGTATATAAATAAAATACATATGGAAGAACAACCTTATAATCACCCTGTATTGGAGTATGAGAAACCAAGTTTTGAACAACAAGAAGACGTTCTGGAAGAAAACTATTTTGTAAAATTAACCTTTTACATAACATACGTGTTTTTAATGACAACCGCAACAATAACATTTATTGAGTCTATCACGACGGATGACGTTCGTGCTCGTCATATATTAAACCTGGAAACCTGTATATCTGTTGTAGCAACTTTTTTCTATTCAAAGTTTGTAGAACAGATAGAAGAAGGCGTAGATTACAAGCAGATTAATATAGACCGCTACACGGATTGGATGATAACCACTCCATTAATGTTATTAGTGTTGTGTTTAGTATTTGTATATAATACCAAGACAACATTAAAATTATGGTCTTTCTTTGTAGTATTAGTATTGAACTTGGGTATGATTTTAACCGGGTATTTAGGTGAGGTAGACTATATGAATCGTACAAACGCAAACATAATTGGATTTGGATTTTTTGCGGTGTTATTCGGTTACCTATACAAGACCTTTTTACATAAAAAATATAATTTTGACAATATGTTGATATTCAGCAGTTTCTTTATTTTATGGGCATTATATGGTGTGTTCTATGAATATGATGAACAGTTCAAGAATGTAGCATTTAATATATTAGATTTATTCGCAAAGTGTTTTGTAGGTATTTTCTTTTGGGCCTATTTTACAAAGACATTTACATTATAATTTCATAATATGGATAATACGAGATTTTGGGTGGACAGTTTTTAAAGGAACCCATTTCTTGAACTTGGGGTGGAATTCACATTCCATCAACAGATTCTTATATAAATTCACATACTTATCTTCTGCAACGTTCTCAAAATCATCTTCATCATCACTTTCTTCAATGTAGTCCAGGTTCTTATTTTCGCGTATTTTACGGAATAATGAGTTCATCATTACACTCGTTTTATAATTTGGAATGTAAGCCATATTATAATACACCTTACTATTGTCTTTTCCACACGCAAATAGATGGTAAATATCAAACTGTATGTCAGCATAGACACGAAATACAGTTCGGTAACGATATTGTGGTTTTCTGAAGTGGCAAATAGAGGGAGTAGTATCATATTGAACTAATAAAGGCAACTTATCCTTTTTCTGTGATGGCAACATTACAACATTTTTATTTTTGTAAATATAGATATTTAAGTAGGGCATCACTGTGTAAGAACTGCGGTATTGTAAATGATGCACTGGGTATCCTATTTTTTTATTATCAGGAAGGATGGAAGGGTATACCTGGGTGTTTTCAGTGAAAGATACGCCCCAAATCACTGGAAACGCAAACATATCTCCCCAAGACGTCTGTGGAAGCAATGACTCGAATATATATTTCCAACAACTTAACTTATCGCGTAAAGAACGGTGTTTCCAAGGGTTCCCTTCTAAATAGTATATTTCGTCTAATAGAACTTTCTGTTTTTCACCATCTTCTGATGAAACAAGAGTTCCATAGAGAAGTGTCCCGTATGATAATGGCAAACTAGAAGAACCTTCAAGCTGAATTGCTTGTATGATTTTCTTATCACGGTTACACTCCAAAATATAGCATACATCCCGTTTTTGATAAAAGGTAAACCAAACAAATACTTTTTTTCCAGTAGGTATAGCGAAACAGACATCGTGTTCTGCGGAAACTTTCTTATGGGATATCGTTTCATAGGAAAGTTCAAATTTGGGCATTTTGTCAAGGAGACATCGCAATTGATGATTGTTTAAAATCATTCTGTATAAAACTGTGGTGTTGGTTCTATATGGTTTTCTGTTTGGTTCATCAATTTTTGTGTTTCAAGGTTCATATAAGCGACTAAATCATCTTGTGTATTATTCATTGGGACATCAGTCGGTGGTTTATACATTGTTTCAATCATTTTCTTATATTCCTCCAATTCGTTAGCATATCTTTTTTTTTGAATGGGTTTGCTATAATTGTTTTTCATATAATCCCAAGAAGTGTGTCCTGCGTATATAATCCCAATAAAGAACAATATCTTTACTATAAATAAAAACAAGGATAATAGCATAATAGATAGGATATTACTTTATCACCGTATATTTTTATGTAGTTTCAATCGCATTCGTTTTGTTTTTCTTGGATTGTCTTCTATATTCAAAGGTATTTCTATTGTATTCTAATATGTATTTGTGAAAGGGATTTGCCGTATTCGGGAAAAAACGACGTATTGCGTTTCGCCACCACATTTTCCACGATAAATTATAGACTAATTCTTTGTGTTTCACTTGGTATGGGTCGTTATATGAAAATATAATATCAATAAGTTCTTCCGGTAATTGATAAATGTGTTTGAACAATGACATTAGGTATTATAGTATTAGATTTCATTTTTGTCATACCCTCATAGTTGTGGAGTGAAACTATCAATTAGGTTTGATAACATAAAATGAATGGGAATAATAGTAACCGTCCAAATAATATAATGTGGAAATCCACAAAATAATAGCTTTGCAGTAGGTATCGTTTCGTATTTACCCAAGGGGCATTCATCATCATTTATCCAGTAAAGAATCATCGCTGCCATTACAGACAAGAATAAGATAATTAAATAACCATTTGTTATGAACAATGAGAAGATATACATATAAAAAAAGAAAACTACGTGTGAAATATCAATCAATTCCGTAATACCATTTATGAGTGAAAATACAAATCCTAAATGAATAAAAAATACAGTATATACAATTATATTTTCGAAAAGGGATAATTTTTGGGTAAATAGGATATAAATTAAGGCAACATCTATAAGTAACGTGATAAAGACTATTTGTTGATGTTTATAATTCATAACCGTTATACATTTACACTCTAATTTTTTTTGCTTCTTTATCTGCCTGTTTCATTGCCATAAGTTCTTGCTTTGCTCGTAATTTTTGTTGTTTTTCTTCTTCTTTTGCTCGTAATTTTTGTTGTTTTTCTTCTTCTTTTGCTCGTAATTTTTGTTGCTTGGCTGCTTCTTTAGCTCGTAATTTTTCTTGTTTTTCTTCTTCTCGGAGTTGTAGTTTTTCTCGTAAGAGAGCTTCCTTTGCTATTTTCTTGGCAACTTCCCTTTCAGCCTTCAAGGCAGCTAGTCTCTCTTTCTTTTCCAAGGCAATCTGTTGTGCTAACGCAACTTTGTTGGCATCGCGTAATTTACAAAACTCCTTCATAACTATTTTATACAGTATGGTAACCTTGTATATACGCTCCTCCATTCTATTATTGAACTTGATTACCGATTTTACTCTACTTCCCGCTCGCAGATTTGTTAAGTAGTGAATAAGTTTAAATAAAGCATCTGGGGTGCATTTATCCTTGTTAATTTCATCAACATATATATTCTTGCGAACAATGGGTTTTTCATTGACCATTTTAATATCATCAAACAAACTCACTTTGATAATCTCGTTAATCTCATCACAAATAGGGTGTAGATAACGGTCATAAGTAGTCCAACTATTGGGAAGTATATCTCTGTCTATACAAGCACTTGGTAACTTGGTTTCTTGTTGGAAATGGAAATAATCTTCGTTTCTATTAATAAACCACCTTATGTTTAACTTATCATCTAAGAATGTATTGTAAATTGCACGGGCAAAGTTAAACAATAAATCTTTTTCATTGTCGCATAATGCGAATTTACTTGGTTTTAGTTCGGGTAAGGACTTCCTATCTGACCATTTAAGAACACGTGTATAAGGATACTTGTCTTTTATAGTCAAATAAGACCAAATAGTATTCTCAATTTCAACAGGTAATACATTGAATGAGATTAGTAAAGCTCTGGTTGTCATGGTATGGTTTAAATATTATTGATATTATTAATATTGGGTTGTTTAGTTGGGGTAATGATATCCAGGAAATACCTTTCAATTTTTATATATTTCAAACAAAAAATTGAAAAAGTATAAAGGTTACAGTATTACTATAATATACGTCAGATACATCATGAGCGTTCAGATTCTTATTGTTGAAAAAACAGGTCAGTTGAAGGAACAAAAAATTAAATGGAATGGTACAGAGAACTTATACAAAAAAGCAGGATTTAAAACAGACAAAGATTTCAAGGTATTAACCAAATGGAACCTTATTGCGAATCATAAAAAATTCAACATTGAAGTATATGGAAAAATGAGTGGTCGTGCCGGACAAGAAAACAAATATGACTTCCCGCCACCAATTGATAAGGACCTATTGTTTGGTAATGCTTTGATTATTAATAAGAGTGAAGGAAGCGTTGTATCATTGGGTATTAATGACTGGAACGCAATTTATGAAAAGTTATTTGGTGGATTTGAGGACATTGGAGATGAAGACAGCACTGAAAGCGAAGATGAAGAAATCCCGGGGTTATCACGAACAAAGTCAGGTTACTATAAAGATGGGTTTGTAGTGGAGAGTGACGGAAGTGCATCTGTTGATAGTGAGAGCGATGGTTCTTGGCAAGAAAAACCAAAGAAAAAGAAATCTAATAAGACAAATACAGAAGGTAAAGTAAAGAAACAACCCACAAGAAAAGTAAAAAGTGATGTTCTTGAAGAAGTAACAAATAAGGCAGAACCAAAGAATGAAATAATTCAAGTGAATGACCCAGAATTTGAAGAGCTAATGCAATCGGCAAATGAACTATGTGAAGAAGATTATTTGTAAAATTGAATTAGACAGTGGGTTTGTATATATGATAAAAATATAGTGAAATGATAAAGACTACAATTGCGAACCCAGCTTCTTTCAGAAGCAACATGGCAAAGCAATTCTCGGTTATGTTTCCAGAGGAAAAAGATTATAAAAATATCGAAAAGGCCATATTTAATTACGCAATTAAAGAATCAACACAGAGAAAAGTAATAAAAAAATGGGAAAATGTTAATTTTGTATCTATTTATATTTCTAGGTTTCGTAGTATTTTGACAAATTTAAAAAATAATAAATTAATAGAACTTATTCAAACAAATGAAATATCCATTCCACAATTAGAAAACATTACACATTATGAAATGGACCCATCTAAATGGAAAGACCTAATTGAGAAAAAAATTATTCGTGAGCAAAATGATTTGAGTAGCAAAGAATTGAAGGCTTCTACAGATATGTTTACTTGTAATAAATGTAAATCCAAGAAATGTACATATTATGAACTACAGACACGTAGTGCAGATGAACCAGCAACTATATTCGTAACGTGTATTAACTGTGGTAAAAACTGGAGGTCATAAATATAGAATAATACACCCGATAAAAAATACAATAAGAAACAAATATTTTTTATTGTATTCGTATGTACAAATTTAAATTGAATAGTTAATTAAATAATTTCTAAATCTTGTAGTTTCCAATACTCACAACTACCGTTAGGAAGGGGTCGCTTTACAATAAAGGGTATTTTCTTTTCCTCAAATTCTTTCAAGGCAATCAAGTAGCCATCTAATACATTCGGTTCTACCTTAACCATAGGTTTTGCGCCAGCCTCTAGCTGACTAGCTCGTTCGCCTAATATTTTTGCTCGTTCATATCGTGTAATGAATGGCAATGTGCGATGTAATGGGTCAATAATAATACCTTCTGTATTACGAGTAACTTTGGTAAGTGCCGCAACCTCTTCGTAGTTATGTTGTAAAAGTTCTGGGTGAAAACTCTGTAAGAAATGGTTATGTAAATCATCATCTATTTTTTGTAAATAATCTTCATCTTCATCTTCGTCATCACTTAAATTATCAATCAAATTAGAGGCAATATTCGTATTTTCGTTTTCTGTTTGAGTCCTGTTTAAAGGAGCAAATATTTCTTCTTCATTTAACTCACCTACATCTTCATCATCCATATCTATATCAACATCATCTTCATTATCATTATCATCAGGTGGTGGTGGAACAGTATCTTCATCACTATCCCCATACAAGTCATCATCTACATATTGGGATTTTTGTTTTTGTTCTGTTTCATTCATTTCTTCAGTGTCCAAAATTTCATTTGTGAATACGTTAGCGTCCATTATATAATACTTATAGAATAACTTTCTAAATAGTTGAGGACGTTGTTATGTTTCAATTTTACGAATGATTTTTCCATTTTGTATCACATTCATTACAAACATATAAGTAATTCATATTGTCTTCGTCATATCTAATATACAATACTTCTAGTGGACCCTTAAAATCAGTTTTTTTTGATTTACATTCTTGATTTGGACAAGGGATGTTATAAACACGAGGCAATGTAGGGTCATATTTTGTATATTCATTGACAATATGATGAAATTTCTGCTCACTTTTTGTGAAATCCGTTTTTAATAGACATACACCTTCTTGCTGAATACTATTATCCTTGTCACCACAGTATCTACAATAATATTCTAATTCATTCTCGTTTTCTTCTTTGATTGTAATATAATACATGTTATCGCATTTCTTGCAAAATCGCATTTTTTCGTATATAATATAGTGCTGTTTTTTTATACTATATTAATTCAATTTTACTTGTATTCAGAAGCACTGAACTAAATACTATTATGAAAAGGGTTAAAAACACCCCCCCATAATAGATTATATTATATTAAAAATATGGATTCTTGTAAAATTGATGGGTCAGATTTAGGAAAAAATGTATCACCATATTCTATCCACATGAACTCGTCGAAAACGACGACCAAGCGTAAAATCACTACATTGAAAGGTTTTCTGGATTCACACAAGGCTAAAGATGGAGATGAAATCACACATACCCGAATTGGCGACCATAAAAGTAAGATTTATGGAGGTAAATACAACATACCAGATAACGACTTGGAAGAATTCTTTACATTATACAAAAAAGATATTATAGATAAAAAAGGGAAGGAATATTTGACTGAACGACAACTAGAAAATGGACCTATTGCTATTGATTTAGATTTTCATTATGACTATGAGGTTGATGAACGACAACATACAAGCGCACATATTGAAGAAATTGTGCTAAACGTCTGTGAGCATTTGAAATCAATGTATTGTTTTGACGAAGAATCATTTAAAGTGTTCGTTTTTGAGAAACCTGATGTAAATCGTGTTTCTGATAAAAAAATAACAAAAGATGGAATTCATATAATTATTAACATTTCTGTTGATAAAGTGGTTAGTAAATACCTACGTGAATGTATGCTTCGTGATTTCCCTGATATATTAGCTGAACTCCCTGTAAATAATGTAGATGGGTGGGAAGGAGTTGTTGATAATTCAGTAATGGCAAGAAATACTGGCTGGCAAGTATATGGAAGTCGTAAGCCAAACCACAAAGCATACGCAATTTCACATATATTTGAAATGAACTTTGATGAAGATGATGGGGAATTCAGGTGTGAAGAACTTAATGTGAACGAATACACGAAAAACATTGATTTAATGGAGATATCTGTTCGTAATAAAAACTGTCAAAAGTTGACATTCAAAACTGCTTTTATTCCTCAATATGAACAATTAGTTAAGAGTTCTGCCCCACAAGCATTAGATGTTTCCCCTCGTAGTAATCCTATTCAAGCCTTTCAGTCAATGGGAACATTCAGTTTCAGCACATATGACTTGATTAAGATAAATAAAAAAGAAGAACTAGATAAATTGTATAGTAACTATTTGTTATATGTTGAAAGCCAAGCAACCTTTAATGAGTTGCGTGATATTATTCCACTAACTCTCGCTCTACCCGGTTCTTATTATGAGAATGGCAGTTATGAGAAGTGGTTTCGTGTTGGTTGTGCATTGAAAAATTCTTGTCCTGATGATAATCGTAACCTACTTTTACCATTATGGTTGAAATTCAGTTCGCAGAGTTCCACATTTAATTATAATACTATACCAGAGTTGGTTCAAAACTGGGACCGCACCAGTGTTAAAGAGAGTGGTAAATTACTTACTCACAAGTCTATTACTTATTGGGCGAAGAATGATAATAATGCTGTTTATAAAGAAATCTGTAATAATTCTGTTAGAAAACAATTGTATAAAGTTGTAAATGAAACATTAGATGACCCTAGCAATACGTGTGGTGAGGCTGAAATAACAAAGCTTTTACATATTCTTAAAGGCGAACAGTTTGTTTGTGCTGGGTTCAGTGGATATGGAACTTGGTATCAAATTGTTAATGGACGTTATATTGAAAACGATTCGGGTGTTAATTTACGCAATTACGTTATGACTGGTTTTCGCACGTTAATCAGTGCCGAAATCCATTCTAAAATGCATACAGGTGGAGCAAATATTTCAGTTAGCAGCAAAGAAACAAAGAAAACTGAATTAGGAACACTCAAAAATATTTATACAAAATTGGGACGTGAACCAGATGCAAAGAAGATTATGAACACAGCGAAACATTTGTTTTATGAAGAAAATTTGGGAAGCAAGTTAGATTCTAACCCTGAATTGTTGTGTTTCAAAAATGGTGTATTTGACTTTCACGAGGGATGCTTTCGTGAACCGCGACCAGATGATTATCTATCAAAATGTACCAATATTAATTACATTGAGTTAGCAGACGAACACGCCCCAATTATTCGTGAAATCGAAACATTCCTACATCAATTATTTCCAGAAAATGAATTATATGATTATATGTTTGATTTCATGGCTTGTACATTGAATGGAACTTCAAATGGCAAGAACCAAAAATTCAATATGTGGATTGGTGATGGTGCAAATGGTAAATCAGTATTGATAACTTTATTAGAAGCTGTATTAGGGGATTATAAAGTAGATGTTCCTACATCATTGATTACTGAAAAACGTGCTCGTGTGGGACAACACTCTGGTGAATTACTAGATACAAAAGGAGCACGTCTAGCAGTTATTAATGAGCCTACTAAAGGTGAAAAAATCAATGAGGGTGTTATGAAACAACTTACAAGTAACACAGATAAAGTAACTGCTCGTGCTATGTATAAAGAACATGAAACGTTTGTTCCTCAATGCTGTTGGGTATTAGCTAGTAATGTATTAATGGAGGTAGGAAGTAACGACCACGGCACGTGGAGACGTATTGACGCAGTTCCTTTCAAATCATTATTTACAGCAAACCCTGTCAAGAACGACCCATTAAAACCATATCAGTTTCCAATTGACCCCGAAATCATTAATAAATTCGATGACTGGAAAGAAGTTCTTGCTTCTATGTTAGTGAAACGAGTTATGCAAACAAAAGGCATTGTAAAAGAATGTTCAATTGTCCGTGAATCAAGTAATAAATACAAGCAAAAACAAGATGCCTTTTCACAATTCGTAGCTGAAAAAATTATTGTAGAAGAAGGTGGTAAAATTACAAAATCCGAATTGACTACTAGTTATCGTATTTGGCACGAACAAAACATTGGCACACGTCCTCCACCTGGACGTGAGTTGTTTGAAAACCTGGACAAGATACACGGTCGTAAGCCTAGTGAAACCAAATGGCATAATATTTCCTTGAAATATGATAACGATGATGATGACCCAGATGATGACTGTTAATATGAAGTCATCCAAATAAAAAATATTTATACATACACTACAAATATTTTTATTGTTCGTATGGAACAAAAGTAATAAGCGACCAACCGTAACGTAATACATCTATAAACAACTTTTCAATATAATAGATTACAAAAGGTAATGCCGCCAATAACATCAGAACCAATACCCGTAATCCTAATTCATTTTTCTGTGTTGCAGATAAAAAGAAGTAAGCATATACCAATAGAACAATAAAATAAAGATAAAATAATATGGTCTCAAGGCTTTTTGTACGTATTTGATATGGTTCTAGTAAATTAGTTTTTTGGTCTCCTCTTGTTAACTTATTCAAGATATCATATTGTTGTTCTTTGAGTGCTTTATTTTCAGAAAGTAACATTTGATAACTCGTTTTGTTTGTTTGAAGGGCATCATTTTTAACGCTGGCTTGGCTACTATTTAAATAACTGAAATAACTAGTGTATTGAGCTATTGCGTCTTCATCATCAGCATTTAAATTATTCACTTTATTAGTTTCACGTTCAATGATAGCTATTTGGGTATTTAAGTCATCAATTTGTCCTTGTAATACTTCAATTTCCGCTTCTAATACATTTATTTTTGACTGTAGGTCTCTTATTTCTGTTTGTTTGTTATTGTAAGAAGATTGAAGACTATTTATTTGGTTCTGGTAATTACGAATAGTTTGTTCGTGAGACTGAATTTGACTTTGAAATTGCCGAATATCATTTCTCCATGTTGCTATGTTCTGTTCTAATCGTTGTTTTTCACTCATAGTATTAAGTTATATTATAAATACATATTTTTCGTATAATAGATAGCATATTCCCAAATGTATAACCAAAAAGGTAATATCAGCAATGGTAACAATACAAGTAACATACTAAATAATGTTCGTTCATAACGCAAAGTAAAATAAACATATGCCAATATAAACCAACATATAAAGAAAACGATTAACAAAAAATTATTAAATAACTGAAACCCTACTCTTCTTTGGTACTCGTAATACGATTTCCTTCCATCAGTGCTGTATTCACTGTCCATTTTATTAGTCGTCTTTTCTAATTGTTCATTTTGCTTCGCCAACCGATTGTAACTAAACCCTTTTTGTGTATTATCAACACTATCAAACCACTTTACATTGAACATGGTACTCATAATAGCACCGATTGATGTTCCTAATGCTGATTCATTAATACCCTTTGAAACTAATGCATTACGATAATCTAACTCTTTATTTTCTCGGGTTAATTCCAATGATGGAACGGTGTCTTCCAATTCTTGTTTATTGTCTTCTAATGAAGTAATTGTATTGTCCATAGAGGCTTTAACAGTATCTAATCTTGTATTCTCACGAACATAGTAGTTACGTTCTCCTTGTTTACTTCTACTAATATTGCTTAATCTATTACTAGTGCTGTAAGCATCATTACGTTGGCGTAACAACTGGTCGTTTTCACGACGAAGATTATTTACATGTGCGATTTCTCGTTGTCGTTGTCGTTCTTGATAAGCAGCACGACGCTCTCTTCTACGTCTACGCCATCTATGCCTATACCCTTCAATTATAGTATTATCAAAATTCTCCATTGAAACAACCATTTAATAATATTCAAGTTATAATATTATTAGATTTTTATGCCTTTACAAAGTTCTCTGTTGCTTGTGTTCCATCCGCTAAATATTTATGGATAAATGTTTCTGTTGTTGTATCGGTGCTGCTACCTTCTAACTCACACCTATTCGTTGATTCATTATATTCCATACCGCTTCCACAACAATCTGACCCTACGCACGCCAGACTACCTATATCATAACTCCCATCTACAGGTTCTCCACTGCTACGTGCTCTGGATGTTTCATTTACACCATCCGGAGGTGATTTACGTAATTCATCAAAATTGGTTCTCATGCGGGTAGTAATCACAATAAATTTATTAAAACAATAAACTAGGGCAAGAACAATAGCTACTACACTAATCAATGTGAATAAGAAACTAGGAATAAATGGTAAATAATACTCGCCTATCATACATAAGTAAACCACTAATAACGCAATGATAACGACAAACGCCATCTTATTGTATTCTACTTGTCTTGACTGTTGTGCCCCTTTCAACAATACTTCACGTCGTTTACCTATCATTTTATTATCTAATACATCCTTTCGCATTTGTAATTCATCCTGTTCCTCTTTCAAAATAGTTGATACTGTATCTTGCATCGTCAATACTTCACCACTAGTGGTTGTTTGCTCGTTCATAGAACTATTCAAATCATCCAATTGTTGTTGTATTTGTGTAGAAGCAGCACTCAATTGTGTATCATCACTAATTCCAGATAAATCATTCACTGATTGACGAAGTGATGCTAAATATGTTTGTGTATCAGTATTACTCATTATATAGTAATATTGAGATAATTAGTTCATTCTCATCATTATCATCGCGATTAACAATGACACACCCGCCATAGAAGCAAAAAACAATACTTGTTCGTTGTTTCTCACCATAGCATCTAATTCGTGTGACCGAACCTCTTTTACATTGCCAATATACTTATGACCTAATTGTTGTTCATAATCATATTTTGGGTCATTTTGTAATTCATCTTGTAATCCATCTCCATACTCATTAGTAATTTTATCTATTTTCTTTTTAATTTCTGCATGTTTTTTATTAATTTTATCAACATTATCTGCTTGTAACTTTACTGTTCTTTCTAGTGGTGCGACTTGCTGGTCCAAAATTACATTATTTATATTTGAACTACCAGTTAGGACATCATTTGTATAAGTATATCCTTGAAAACCTTCATTCTTCATTAAAAATACATTTTTATGGGCTAAATTATTCATAAATTATATTATATACATTAGAGTGAGGTTTTTATTGTATTATTTTGTATTGCGGGTGATTTTATATATAACTAGTCCCCCTGCGATCACTGCTAAAAATCCTGTAATCATCCCTAATTGATTATAATCAATTATATTTGGGTTTGTTTCCTTATGCTCTTTACTATTTGTATATACTATGTCCTCATCTTCCATTTCGTGTTCTTCTATTATACCATTAAAGCTATCAATGCTTGGGTAAGTCAATGTTAAAACACCTCGTTTTAAGTTTACAAAAGTGTCTACTACAGGTCCATTCTCACTTTCGCGAAGCATTCCTTTTACTTGTCGGCAGTTATCCATTCCTTCCATATTATTTGTATTACGTTTACGATTTTTGACTTTTTTATCTTGATTCAATTTTTGCTTTTTCATTTCCTTTTCTTCATCAGTTAGTGTGTATAACAAAGGGGTGCCAATTAATTTCAGCATTGAAATACGAACACGGTCAAAACCCACCGGCATTTGTAAAATGATTAATCTGAATGTTGAATACTTATCGGGTGAATTAACATGGAAATTACGAAATACTTGTCCATTCGTTGCTGTGTCCTTTGTCTGCTGGTTATCTAACAACGACCAAGTTTCATTTGTGCTGTCTTCGTTTTTACCAACCAGCATAAATTTACGTGGAAAATTATTATTATTTGCAAATACAGGAGTTGCTAAATAATACTCTTGAAGGTATACCTGATAAGGTAAAGATATTTCAAGCCATTCTCCCTTTATCTCATAATATTGTTCATCACTACCTACATTCGTTGTAAACGTATTTTCGTCCATTCCACCACCTTGGTAGTTTGATGGAAATGATTTACTATAAGGTGACTGTTTATAAGCAGGATAATTCATTGTCATACCATCATAGCTTTCATTATTTTTGTAATTACATTCCCACATACTAGTAAAATCATTGTTAAATGCATTATAAGCCATATTGTTGATATCAGAGTATGATGAAGAGCGAATTATATACGAACCATTCGGGTCTAGCTGTTCATTGATAGGCAATTCTTGTATTATTTCATTATTAGATTCAAAATCTATTTCATTCTGTAAAGGTACGATTTGAAATGGAGTATTACTACTGGTCATTCTATATAATGTATATTGATATTATACATTATCTATTTATTCCATTTGAAAAATATATAGTACAACATTGTAGTTCCTAAAACAGTCAGCATCATATTTACATACATAGTGTATCTGTATTCTTCTTCAAAATCTTCTCCCATAGTATTCATTTTGCTACTACTATTTTCACCTACTTCGGTATCCATGATAGCCAAATCATTTCGCATTTTTTGTAAATCTTTGTGTTCTTTTACCATTTCATCAAACTCCCGTTTGAAAGAAGCACTCAAAGTTATATCCCCTTTCACTGGAGCATCTTGTAACGTTTTTATCTTTTCTTTTGCTGTTTCATATGCGTCTAGAACATACTCTTTATCCATTTCTTCATCTCTACAATTTAAAGTATTATCAGGGTTTTCGGTAGAACTATTGCAAAGGACATATCGTGCATATTTTTGGTTGAAATCATTAATAGCATCGGTCAATTCATTTTTATTCATTAATGACATTCCTTCTATTGTTGGCATAATATTCATCTCTAGATTCCTTTTATATTATGCGGCGATTTTTCTATTTCTGTAAATCAAATATATTATTAACCCAATTCCCAATGTTAAGTTTACGGTATTTAATAAGGTAAAATTAAACATGTCTAAAGAGTCGTTATATTTCTCTTCTGAACCACTGTGATTTCCCTGTTTTTTGTAAATGTTATCCGCATATTGTTTGTTACGACATAATTCACGACGAAAACAAGGCATACCGTTACGAATTGTATCACTTCCTTGCGTTATACCTTCATCTGCCAAATCAGCACACTGTGTTTCAAAATCATAATCAATGGTCTCACCATTATCTTGTGTATATTTATTTTCATCTGCTTCACTCAATATTGTTACGCAACTAGCGTCGGTTGGCATGATATTATTTTCTTGAGCACTTACATAAAAAAAATCATTTGAATTGAATCCAACGATTGTTTGTTCCGACATATATATATCAAGCATATTTTTATTCTGTTTTATACTTTACGCTGTCTAATTTACACATACACGATAATAATTGTATTTCATTGCTGTTTCACTTTTTCTTTCAAATTCCACAATATCTCCAGGACGTAGACATATTGCCAGTGCTTGTGGGTCAAATCTTGAAATTTCTGGCAGCTGTTTATTGTTTTGAATATTGAATTTTTGCTTAAACACAGATACTTCTTCCTCATTCAATACAGAACACGGTGGAACATATTGATGTTTAAGAAGGTTATATTGCAATCGCTTAATATTATGAACTACTACCATATACTTGTTTTGTTCCCAAGTATATTTTAATCTTGAAATGAGTGTTTCATTCGGTTCATCGTTCGCAATCACAATCAATGTATCTTCAACACTTAAAGCATTTTCTATTTCAAATAATTCTTCTATTAATTCATCTAAATTTTTCTTTCCTAATGTTTTCTCTTCAAAGAAATGAATATACACTTTCTTATTATCTGTTTCTCGTTTCACTAGCATATCCATTTGCTTGTTGTCATACATTACATCCACTGCGTTAATACTGAAGTTCTTGTATTCAGATACATCATAATTGATTTCTTCCAATTGTTCTAGAACATTCAATCTAGCATTGTATAATTTCAAAACTTTATTAGAAGACATTTTTACTATAAATAAAAAGGATACTTTTTTATTTATGTTATTCATTAATCAATTTTTATCAAATTTAAAACCCCATTTTCTTAATAATCACCTTTGAAAAATCTAATAGACCGCCATCACTTTTTTGATTATCTTTTTCATTTGACCCATCACTAACGTTATTGGTAACTGAATCTCCCAACACATTATCATTTGATTGTGTTGTATCCAATACATTACCCCCTGCTTGTGTATTTGATGTTTCCACAGTTGGTCCTGCATTACCACCTGTATTAATATTAATAACAGGAGCATACGTCATAGTATTTCCTCCCGCTGTTGTCATTCCCATTGGAGGCATTGGTGGTGATTCTGGACGGGGTTTAATATCCATTACAGTTACTACTTGGATGGTATCCATTTCTAATGGATTAACTGTTTGCCCTGTATAATTCGCATCTAATTCAATGGTTAAGAATTTACCATCAATGTCTGTAATATTCCACAAGTGTCCCTCTACTTTATCCCTCAAATAAATGACCTGGTCCCCAATTGAGTATTCTTTTGCTCGTGTTTCTAACATTGACTCCCCGCTATTTTGTGATGGAGTGGTTTGTGGCATTCCCATTGGAGGCATTGGTGGTGATTCTTGACGGGGACGAATATCTTCTGCTGTTATAACACGTGTTATGTTAGCGTCGGATGGACTTGCCATTTCACCTACATAATTTGGGTCTAGTTTAATCGTGATTAAATGTCCATCTATGTTTGTGATATTCCAAAGTCTGTTTTCTACTTCGTCCTTCAAATAAAACACTTGTTCCCCTACTGTGTATTTCATTGCTTCTTGTTTTAATTTATCCCACGGACCATCCATAGGGCTACCTTCAGGTGTTTTGGGTGAAAACATTGGGTTTTCTTCCGGTGTAGGAGTGCCGTATATATATCTGTATAACTCATCTGGGTCTGTGGGTGATTTATCATCAGTCTTTTCTTCACTCGGTAATGTGCTCTCAATAGAAGGTTGTTCTTCCTTTGATGTAATATCCAGTGTAGGGAATACACTTGCATCTTTTAATCTTTCTCCAATACTTTTTTGAAGCTTACTAATTACTTCAGCATCTGCCGCATTAGGCATATACATCAAATTGTGAATATTCTTTGAAAATGACATACTACTAATGTGGTCTATTGTGTCTTCAGTAATAATACGCATTTGAACATTAATCGTTTGTAACTCTTGCATTAACAACTTGAACGTGTATGGAACACAAATAATACTGAAATCACGACCATATTTGGACATTTGCTCTATTTGGAAATCATCACTATTTAATGAACCGACGTATTGTAAAGGACCATCAGCCATAGGACTCAACATTATACTCTTTTCGGGGTTATACACACTCATCATACCTGTTTTATTACATACCGCAAAATAATACTTATCACCACGTTCCATCATAGATTCATTCAAAAACGCAGCAGCACCGTGTGAAATAACCGAATCACGTTCCATTTCTCCTATACGCAACCCACCATCATTTGCTCTTCCAGAAACTGCTTGATGTGTTAACGCTGTTCGTGGTCCTTGTGCTCGGTAATTAATTTTGTCTTTTACCATGTGTTTCAAACGCATATAATAATTAGGTCCCATGAAAATCTCACTTTCTAATTGTTTTCCATCCATTCCATTGTATAATATTTCATTTCCACTGGAATGATACCCTAACTCATTCAGCATGTCTCCAAATACTTTCACTTTGGTTCCTTTATTGTTAAATGCCGTGCAATCCCCGTATCCACCGTGTAAAACACACGCTTTCCCTGTAATACATTCTACCAAATGCCCGATTGTCATACGAGATGGAATTGCGTGAGGATTAATAATTAAATCTGGACGAATACCATCCTTTGTAAATGGCATATCACATTCTTTTACAACCAATCCTACAGTTCCCTTTTGTCCTGCTCTTGACGCCATTTTATCGCCTATTGCTGGAATACGCTGTTCTAGAACACGCACTTTTGCTATACGCCTACCTTCATCGTTATCAGTAATAAATGTTTTGTCTACAATACCTAATTGTCCTTTCTTTGTAGTCTTTGATTCATCCAAATACTTTTCACTTTCTTCAGATTCCCGCGATACCATACCTATTAATACCGTTTTATCGTTTACCTCCGTTCCTTCCCGAATAATACCGTGTTCATCTAACATACTATAATCATACCCTGTTTTTGTACCTACTACATCATTCTGTGATTCGATATTAACAAACTTTTTTGTTGTAATATTAGTGGAAACTTTGCTCTTCTCTTCGTGGCTAGCATAAGTTGAAAAGTAAGTTGTGCGGAATAATCCACGTTTTATAGCTGCCTCATTTACTAAAATCGCATCTTCTACATTGTATCCTGTATAGCACATAATAGCAACAATAGTGTTCTCGCCATATGGGTTTTCCTCATTATCAATGAATTCCAAGTAACGGGATTTTACCAAAGGAACTTGTCCATAATTCAATAATACTGCTGTCTTATCCATTCTCATACTATAATTCGTATGATATAGAGAACAAGCTTGCTTACTCTGTCCACAAGAAAATGAGTTACGTGTAGCAGGGTTGTTTTCCGGAAAGTTTATTAAGTTGCACATCATACCAAAAATAAGGGATTCGTGAATCTCCATATGGGTATGAGCATTTGTATTTTCTAATTCTTCATTACTTAATGCAATGAATGCTTGTTCCGTTTCATTTGTATCAATATAATCAATTATTGCTTTATTTTTGTAAAACCGTTTAATCTGTGTAAGTTGTCCTTCATTGTCTTTCTTTTCATCTGGAGTTATCTCATACAAATCTTCCATCTCATAAAACTCATTATTATTCAATAATACCTCTTTCTTACGTTTATTCATACCCAATACAAAATCACTCCAATGTAGAGTATCTTCTTTCAATTGTTTTTGGAAATTTGCGTTCTCAAAAGACATTTTCTTTGTTTCATTGTCTTTATAGAAAATTGGACGACAAACACGCCCACCGTCTGTATAAAAATATACTGTTTGTTCTTGTATATCAAATGAAATACTCGTGTAAATAGGAATAAGTCCTAATCTACGATGTAACTTCAATGTATCTACCATTTGAATAGGATTATCTATACATCCTACCCAGTATCCATTAATAAATAATCTTGTATGTTTAGAAATCCACAAAGGATTATGGTCATCTAATAAATGAATATGAAAATGTTTTTGTAAATAGCTAATTAATTCTTCTCTAGAATAACCTTCAGTAACATAGGTGGCAATAGATAAATGTTTATGTATACCAATGTTACCACCATCAGGCGTATCAATTGGGTCAAACATACCCCATTGAGTTGCGTTCAACAAACGAGGACCTACTACTTTGGCGGTAGCATCCAAAGGCAAATTCGTTTTACGTAAATGACTTTTTGCAGAATTGGATGATAACCGATTCAAATCTTGTAATGCTCCAATACGTTTTGTATGGCTATACGCACCCCAGTCACCCTTAAATGCTTTCCGGAACCCTTCCTCTAATAATCGCTGACCGAATATTGCGGAATGCTTTTGACGCACTAATTCATATAAATCTTCCCCGTAAGAGCCAAACTGAAATGTGATGTTTTCCTCAAATCCTAAATGAATGTTGTGTAACTGGATTTTGTAATATTCACGAAACAAATCATACATCATAGAACCTATTAATTCTACACGCTTGAATTTATAATTATCGCGGTCAGTTAGTGGTTCATTGCCATTATATACTAATAGCAACTTCAAAACAATATGTCCCAGGAAATAAGCCTTTTCATTAAAATTTAGTTCTCCTATATGAGGTAAAAAATAATCTGCTAATATCTCCATAACATATTCTACTGTTCCACCCTTTGTTAATAACCGAATGTAATCTATTGCTTGCTGTTGAGTAAAAATATTCCCAGAATCATATACAGAAGGAACTAACAAATCCTCCAAATGACTATACTTTTCACGGTCTAATAAACAATATTCCACAATTTCCTTATCAGTTAAGATACCTAATGCACGAAATACGATAAACAATGGAACCGGTTTCCTTACATTTGGAATTGCCACAACAATATTCTTCTGTGAATATGTTGCATTAGGTGCTTCTAATTTTACTGCTAATGTTCGCACTGGTTTGGATACATTCTCTGATACAGACCTAATTTCAGCAGAATATAAGTATTTTTCATTTCCATCTTCACGAATATACATCATATTATTTCCAAATTTCTCTTGAGGGACTACTGTCTTTTCTTTTCCATCAATAATAAAATATCCACCCAAGTCGTTCTTACATTCACCCATATTGAATCGCATTTCTCTTGGTAATTCGTGTAGTATACAGAAATCACTTTGAAGCATTACAGGAAACCTACCTAAATACACCTTCTCCATAGTCAATTTACGGTGCTGAACCCTTCTTCCGTATACATCTTCTACTACTGATTCAGCGGTCAGTTCTTTTATTAATACACTTTGTTCAGCTGAAACCTCTTCTACTTGCTTCTTCTTACGCTTCTTTTTATCTTTCTTTTCATTTCCTCCTACAATACTACCGTATTCATACACTTCATTTTCTACTATGTGACTATCGTCACCACCGACTATTGCCGGCTCTTCATTTTCGTCCAAAATATCCATAAATTCTACATCTACGTCATAATGAATAGTCATACCATATGTCATATCTCTTAATCTGGCTTCATTTGGAAACATATAATGAGATGCATCATCATCATAAATAATTGGTTTTCCAAAGTAAATTCGGTTTCCTTCTTTACCACCCAAATACATTAAACATTCTTGTTTATATGTTTCAGTTGCCTTGTCATAATTTACTTGTAATTTCAATGGATTACTATCTTTGAAGATTTGATATATGTCTTTTTTGAAAAAATTGTCATACGAATCAATATGATGTCTTACTAAACATTGTGGATTGTCTTCAAAATGTTTTCTTATGATTTTCCATACTTCAGCATTTTCCATTGCTTTTAATTGTATATAATCTATATAGATTGTTATCTTTATCTCAAAACACTATATTTTCATTTCTATATCCTGTAACTGATTTAAATATAAACTAACCTACCTATTTATATTTGTTTTTACTAACATGTGTGGGATATTTGGTATATTATCTGCGAATAGTAACCAAGTATTATCTAAGACTATTTACCAAACTATATTAGATGCATTAAAAGAGTTACAAAACCGTGGGTATGACTCTTCCGGAATTGGATTACTACCTATGTCTGCGGAATGGCTATTTCAAAAAGATTCATCAACTGAAACAATAACCTCTATTGAAAAAATAGAAAGAAGAAGTAATCTTATTCCTACAAACATACCCATTCACGTTGGATTTGGACATAACAGATGGGCTACTCACGGTGCCAAAAATTCATTAAATGCTCATCCTCATATATCCAGTAATGGTGTTGTTGGTGTAGTTCATAATGGCATTATTGAAAATTATAAAGAGTTAAAGCAATTCCTTATTGAAAATGGGTTCAGTTTCATATCAGAAACCGATTCAGAAGTCATACCTAATTTAATAGCTTACTATTATAAGATTGATAAAAACCCTATTGATGCTATTCGCCATAGTATTGAACTACTACAAGGCACATATGGATTAGTTGTCATTTTTAATGGTATTAGCATGTATGGCGTCAGCTCTGGTTCTCCCGTATTGTTCGGTCATAATTCTGGGTACGGCATGTTCAGTTCAGAGCCAGCTGGATTTTGTAATCTTGTTGATACATATATTACACTAGACAATAATGATATTTGTGAAATGACTCTTGATAATGATACTGTTCGTGTAAGAACGAAAAACATGTATACGGAGAAAAAGGTCCCTGACATTTTTGAAACATTATCAACTCCTAGTCATTATAAGCACTGGACTCTTAAAGAAATATACGAACAACCTCTTGCTATTATGAACACTCTAAATAATGGTGGTCGTATTTATGATGATTCACACGTAAAACTAGGAGGATTAGATAGTTGTAAAGAGGATTTACTAGCATGTCAGCATATTGTGTTTGTTGGGTGTGGTTCTTCTTTTTTTAGTGCTTGTATTGGCGAAAAATATTGTAAAAAACTATGTAATTTTCAAAGTGTTGTTGCAATTGATGGATGTGAATTTGAAGAATGTGATATTCCACAAAATGGAAAAGTATGTTTTGTATTTATTTCCCAATCTGGTGAAACAAAGGAATTACATAAATGCTTACAACTTATTCAAAGAAATACAGAAAGGGTTAATGATTGTATTACCGTCGGTGTTGTAAATGTCGTTGATTCCCTCATTTCACGTGAAGTAAAATGTGGTGTTTATTGTAATAGTGGGCGAGAACGTGGTGTAGCATCTACCAAATCATTTACGTGCCAAACCATTTGTTTATCACTTATTTCTTTATGGTTTTCACAAAATCATTACCCTGATTCAGGTGTTGCTACTAAATCTGATTTAATTAAAGATTTACAAACTTTATCTTCATCTTATACAGAATTATTTACCAACCACATACAACAACAATTACAAAAATTATTATCTAAATTCAGTTACATTACGAAAGTCTTTATTTTAGGAAAGGGAACTGATTACTTCATTGCGAAAGAAGCTTCTCTTAAGTTGAAAGAAATTGCCTATGTACACGCTGAACCTTATTCTAGCAGTTCATTGAAACATGGACCATTTGCTTTATTAGACCAAGAATTCCCAGTTATATTGATTGATACCCAACCTGAATATTATGTTAAAAACGATATTGCTATACAAGAAATAAGTTGTCGCGGAGCACCTATTTTTATTTTTACAAACCGAAGTATGGGAATAAAAGATAATCCTAATATTATCAAAGTTCCTTCTTCAAATTACAGTTTCTTATTTGTCCTTCTGTATTTACAATTGTTTGCCTACAATATTTCTATTCAAAGGAATATTAATCCAGACATTCCACGAAACTTGGCGAAAGTTGTTACCGTTGATTAATTTTTCCTCTTTAATATATATAATGGACGAACAACAAAATACTATTAATGCTTTATTTGGTCCTCTTCCAAAGGACTATTGCTTATACTTCTACATCTTAACAGTGCTTAACTTTATTGTATTAATCATTTTCATTGTTTCTTCTTTATATATTGGCTTCACAGAGAAGAAGAAAATGGAATACTTTATTCAAGTATTGTCACTAGCTATGATTTACTTCGTTGTTTATTTCCAAAATAGATTAATGTCTACCATTTGTTATAGTGCACTTGAGTAAATATGCGTAATAAACACACCTAAATTTTAAAATTATAATGTAAAATGGATATTTTATATTATAGCAATTATTGCAAACATAGCCAAAAGGTCGTACAAACTTTAGTAAAAGGTAACTTACAAGATAAACTCAGTTTTGTATGTATAGATACTCGTAAGCGAGATACTAAAACTGGACAAACCTATATTTCAATGGAAAATGGCTCAAAAGTTGTTTTACCTCCCAACGTCCATAGTGTTCCCGCATTATTACTCATTAACCAAAATTATCGTATTATTCTAGGAGACGACATTATAAAGCACTATCATCCAGAAATCTTGAAATCCCAGTCAAAAGCTTTACAATCCAATGGAGAACCTATGGCATACCAACTCACCAAATCTTCAGGTGGAACAAATATTGTTTCAGAACAATTCACTTCCTATGATATGAGTCCTGATGATTTAAGTGCAAAGAGTATTAGTTCCAATCGTCCTATGTATGACTATGTTACTGTTAATGGAGATAATATGAGTATTGCTACCCCAGATGACACTTACAAACCCAATAAAATTGGTGGAGATATTACTGTTGATAATTTACAGCAAAAACGTATGGATGAAATTAATCAAATTTTACCTAACAAACAGCCTATGATTATATAGAAATAGTATAACTCTATGGAAAATAATTTTATACATAACTTCTGCGAATCCAGATTAACAAATAATCAACCCCCTGAAATTTATAATTCATACACTTCATTATCTATTACATTATTTCCGCTGCTATTAGGGTTTCCAAAGAATACTATTTTTTATAATGTTGCCTGTATGCTTGCTTTTAATGGAGTTGCTAGTTTTTATTACCACTACCGCTTAAACTGGATTGGTAAACAGGCTGATGAAATCTCCATGATATTGGCTAATTACTATGGTATTTGGGGTTTATTGAAAATGTATTATATTAATAGCAAGCCCTTATTAAATTGGTATAACGGCTGGAACACCATGTTCATGATATCTTTCTTGACTAGTAATACCATTTCTTCCAACGATATATTATTTCCATTATTATTTTCCTTGTATATGGGCGTCACTTTATTCTTGATTGATAATGTTTCCAACAAATATGGTTACCCGTATAAATACCATATTATAGTCTCTGGTATTGGAGCTAAATGTTGGATCATTTCAGAAATTTGGTGTAATGAGTACACCCAATACGGACACGTCATATGGCATCTATTATTCCCCCTTGGATTTTATTCATTGGTTTTACAATTTGATAGAGAATTTAGAACATTAAAATATAATCATTCATTTTAGAATTTACCAATCATTAAAATGGTGCGTTAAAAATTTTGAAAAAAGCATTTAGAACTATATATATAGTGTATATTATGGCAACAAAGTCGTCTTTCTTGAAAGCATATAACACTCACTTTTTTGAATTCTTGGATGATGTTATCCGTATTTTGCCGGAAGACCCTGATATCCAGAAGGCACGTAATTCTTTTGAAACTATCAAAAAGATGAATCCTACTTCCCTATGTAAAGCATGGATGAAATTTGTATATGTTCCTTACAAAGACGTAATTGATGCCGGTGATATTTCGTTTTTCTACGATAAGGACTATGGTGCAGACGTAGCACATTTACCAGATGCGAAAGAAATCTTGTCTATTATTGATAAAATCCGTATGCCCATTAAGACCATGGATGAAACGAATAAAGCACATTGTACAAAGTACGTTCAAAACTTAAGCAAGATTGCTATGCTATATAATCAAGCTTCATAGGTTCACTCAAATAACAATGCTGTAATTTACAATATTATTTGTATATTATATTAATTAATAATGACCATTTTAATACATTATTAATGTTACAAAAATGATATATAAATTTTATATAAATATCTTTATTGACTTATGCGGACAATACTTGTCATAGGTTCGGGAGCTAGGGAGGTAAAAATTATTCAGAAATTAACGGAAGATGCGTTAGAAGAAATTAATATTATATGTATCAAAACACAAGAAAATGATGCAATTGATAAACATTGTTTTAAAGTTGTTTCAATGTATTTATCAATGAACTTATCAATTAAAGAAATGATGGACCGTATAAAAGAAGATATTCATTTTTGTATAATTGGACCAGAAGCTCCATTAAAAGAAGGTTATGCTGATTATTTTGAAAATAAACAGATACCTTGTATTGGACCTTTACAATATTACGCACAAATAGAGACGAGTAAGCAATTCTGTAGAGAGTTTCTAAATAGTGAAGCAACATTACAAAACTATTCTCCAGCTTATATGGTGATTGATAACAATAATAAGACAACTGAATCAATTAAAAGTGTATTTGATAGTTTTGATGAAATAGTGATTAAAAAAGATGGTCTTTGTGGAGGCAAGGGTGTTACTGTCCAAGGATATGATTTTTCTGACAAGCATAAGCAAATTAATTATGTTTTAAATTCTAGTGATTCATTTGTAATTGAGGAAAAATTAGAAGGAGAAGAATTTTCATTTTTAAGTATGACTGATGGTTATAATAATATTCAGCATTTTCCTCCAATCCAAGATAATAAACGTTTATTAGATGGTGATAATGGACCAAATACTGGTGGTATGGGATGTATAATAGCAGAAAATAATACATTACCATTTTTGGAACAGGAAGATATAGAAACAACCAAAAAAATTAATACAAGAGTGATTGAAAAACTTAATGAGTTTAAAGAACATAATAATTTATCAATTGGATATCGTGGAATCTTGTATGGGAGTTATATTAAAACTAAAAATGGAATATATATTATAGAATTCAATTGTAGATTTGGCGACCCAGAATGTATAATAGCTTTATCATTGTTAGAGAGTAATTTTTATTCTATATGTTTAGACATGATATCAGGAACATTAACACGTCCTTTTGTTTTTTCTAATAATGCAATGATGTGTGTATACGCTGTTCCGGAAGATTATCCAAAAGTGGTGGAAAGTGACTGTTATGATATTTATTTTGATAATGAATTTAATTTTGAAAACCTTATTTTTAGTAATGTAAAAATAGTAAACAAACATATCTATTGTCTAAAATCTAGGACTATGTGTTGTGTTGCTCGTGGTAAAGGATTATACGAATGCTATACAAATATATATAAAAATATGAAATATATAAAAGGTCGTTTGTTTTATAGAAAAGATATCGGACGTAAATTTTTAACAAATTACGAACAGTCTGGGGTTTCAATTAAAAATGGAGACCAAGCAATACAGAACATTAAAAAACTAATTCTTTCAACATACAATAAAAATGTGTTAAGTGAAGTAGGTTCATTTGGCGGTGAATATAAATTAGGAAATGATACATTAATAGCGAGTATAGATGGTGTAGGCACAAAATCTATTCTAGCAAAAAAATTCTTTGGTGAAGATGCATACTACGAGCTAGGGAAGGATATTGTTGGTCATTCTATTAATGATATTTTAGTACAGGGAGCATATCCTTTATTTTTCCTAGATTATTTTGGAGCAAATAATTTGAATTTAACTGAATTTGAAAACTTTATAAAAGGAGTAACTGATTGCTGTTTAGAGAATGGACCGTTCCCTATACTTGGTGGTGAAACAGCAGAAATGCCTTTAATATATAATGATGATAAAACTGATTTAGTTGGTTGTATTATAGGTAAAAAAGATACCCGATTTTTCCCTAACAAAGTTAAACCTGGTGATATTATTATTAATTTACCTTCAGTTAGTCCACATACAAACGGCTACTCATTAATAAATAAAATTGTTCACGATAAGGATGTTCACGAAGAAATGAAAAAAACATTAGTAAAGCCCCATAAATGTTATTTACCAGAAGTATTGACGTTTATTGAATTGTTTGGATATGATAAATTAAATGCTATGTGTCACATAACAGGAGGTGGATTTCATTCTAATATGAAAAGAGTATTGCCAACCAATATGGAAGTAGAACTAGATGAAATTGAATTACCTGATTGGTGTATATATTTATTAGAACAAGGAGTACCAAAAGAAGAATTATTAGATGTTTTTAATTGTGGAATAGGGTATGTTTTAGTTGTAGATAGTTCAGTTGAGTTAGACAAATTCTATGTTCCTCATAAAATTATAGGTAAGGTTGTACATAATAAATTAGATAGAACTGAATACAAATTAATTACAAAAAGTAGTAAACCAAAACCTCGTATTGGAATAATTATGGGAAGTGATAGCGATTTATTATGTATGAAAGATGCTGCTGAAATATTGGATAAATTTAACATTCCTTACGAAATAACTATTGTATCAGCACACAGGACACCCGACCGTATGTATTCTTATGCTAAAACCGCAGCTGATAGAGGCTTACAATGTATAATAGCAGGTGCAGGAGGTGCGGCACATTTGCCTGGGATGGTAGCTTCATTAACTAGTTTGCCTGTCATAGGAGTCCCTGTAAAGTCTAGTTCTCTTTCAGGAAATGATTCTCTATTGTCTATAGTACAAATGCCTAGAGGTATTCCAGTTGCTACAGTTGCTATACATAACGCGACAAACGCTGGACTTCTTGCTTGTCGTATTATTGGTTGTCAAGATAGACTTGTTCTCAAAAAAATGAATGAATTTATGAAATCACAGGAAACAGACGTTTTAATAAAAGCAAAAAGTATGGAAGAATTAGGTCATATGGAATACTTAAATATATGGAAATTCTAATTACGAATTCAGTTTAAAATAAAATTTCCATTCCCAACTGCTTAACGTCTCATATACATGAGTTAAAAAAATACCTGGGTTCACCAAGTAATACAATACTACTTCCTGATAACTGCCATCGCAAATTTGTTTATGTTCTTCTGATAATTCAATGTAATTTATATTTTGGTCTTCGCGTAATGTCTCCATCGTTGCTATGTTATAAACCAATTAAATACCTTTAATTAGTTTATATTATTTCTTTTCTTTCCCTTTTCTCGACCCACGTTTGTTCTTTTGTTTTTTCTTCTGTGTTACGCTTTTCTTCTTTTGCTTTCTTTTTCCTTTTACTGATACGTGTTTCTTTTTCGTTTTACGCGTTCTTTTATTCTTTTTATATTTTCCTCCTCCGAACTGTGCGGCTTCGTGATTCTTCTCAAAAACATATGAAATCTCTCCTATTTTTTGATCTATCATCTCTTTAATTGAATCGGCGTTTGTGTCATAACAGTCATCTTGCGTGTATCTTTCCATCATAAAATTCTCAAGATGGGTTTGCCTTTCTTCTTTAGTCATCCCTTGCCATTCATCGATCCTACCTTCCCAAGATTCAGACCATTCGTTCATCAAAGTGCCTGGGTCTGGTTGAATAACACCATCTATTTTTGAAAGGCAATATAAGGTTATTATTTTTTCAGTTTTTACAAAGTCATCTATGCTATATACTTGTGCTGCTGCCCCTAATAGGGACATAAAAAAACGCTCACGAATACCACCAGCACAGCTTACTGTGTCATCATCACCGCTATAAGCACCGTGTGTTTCGTCAATAAAAACACTAATGTATGCTTCTGTAAAACGCTCATCTTGGTTAAATGCGAAGTCGACCGCTTTGTTCATTCGTTTTGCAAACTCTGCTGTCGTATCTTCCTCGCTACAAAGGCTTATTTTATCTATTACTGTCTCTAATTTACCAAGTAACGCTTGTTTGTCAATTGATGTAAAATTATTGTCGCCATTTATGAAATCTGCAAACTGTTGTTGACGTGCCCTATAATTGAAAGTAGTACTGGATGAATCATCAACGCCAATCGTTTCTAAAAACTTTTCATTATTAAAAAGTTTACTTGATTCTCTATGCACTTCGTAAGCTGCATTGGGTTCTTGCACCGTGAAAACCGTACCTTCTAAAATCGCCTCGGCGAAAAGCGCATTGGTTATATCGGCATTTATTAAATTCGCAACTCTTAAATTCGCACCTGTAAAATCCGCACGTGTTAAAGTCGCCTCTGTTAAATTCGCGTTTTCTAATATCGCCTCTATTAAAGTCGCATCTGTAAAGTTCGCACGTTGTAATTGCGCATCTTCTAAATTCGCAAGTGTTAAATCCGCACGGTGTAATTGCGCACGGTGTAATTCCGCACCTTTTAACTTCGCATTTGTTAAATTCGCGTCGTGTAATATCGCACGGAATAAATTCGCATCTTCTAATCTCGCACGTGTTAAATTCGCCCCTGTTAAATTCGCACGGTGTAATTCCGCGTAGTGGAAGAACGCATTTTCTAAATTAGCATTTGTTAAATTTGCGTCGTGTAATATCGCATGGTGTAAACCAGTTAATTTTAACTGCGCACCCTCTAACGTCGCATATGTTAAATTCGCACCGTATAAGTCCGCACGGTATAAATTCGCATCGGGTAACCAGGCACGGAGTAAATTCGCATCTTTTAGCATCGCACCTGTTAAATTCGCACCATCTAATTCAGCATGGTATAAATTCGCACCTGTTAAATTCGCACCTGTTAAATCCACACGTTCTAGATACGCTTCTTGTAATTCCACACCTTTTAATTGAAAACCTGATAAATTCGCATCGGATAACCTAGCACGGTTTAATTTCGCACCTTCTAACATCTTACTTCGTATGACTGCTTGTATTGAATCCGGATCTGTTGGAGGCGTACCTAAATCCACACCTCGTAAATCCGCACCTGTTAAAGTAGCACCTTGTAATTTCGCACCTTGTAATTTCGCACCTCGTAAATCCGCATCTGTTAAATTCGCCCGTCGTAAATCGAAACCTTGTAAATCCCTATTTTGTAAATTAACCTCAACTAACACCGCACATTCTAAATTCGCACGTGTTAAAGTCGCACCTGTTAAAGTCGCATCTGTTAAATTCGCACGGAAAAAATTCGCACGTGTTAAAGTCGCACCTGTTAAAGTCGCACCTTGTAATTTTGCGACTGGTAATTTCGCATCTGTTAAAATCGCACCTGTTAAATTCGCACCTGTTAAAATCGCATCTTTTAATCTCGCACCTGTTAAATTCGCCTCTGTTAAATCCACATTGTGTAAATCAAAACCTTCTAAATTAGCCCCTGCTAAATTCATACCCCTTAAGCGTTCATCCCGTGAATCCATATTTCGTAAATATTCTTCAGTCACCATTTGAGTATCTTCTGTAGTGCTATCTTCCATTATAGTATATATATATATATGTATACATATACTATCCCACTTTCTCATAACGAAGATGAAAAAGTATTTATACATCCATTAAATACAATGTATAATGTGGATGTTCTCCTTCAAAATAGTTAAATATATCTTTCTTTGTTAGTTTACGTTCTTTCTTATGTATAATCCGGTGTTTATACACTTCATTATGTATTTGTTCTAATGCAAACCGCCATTTATCTGTTATACTAATTCCTTCTTTCTTTTGATAATAACGAATGTATAAATCATACAAATATTCAACAAACTTGTAAAAAATACTCCGTTCATTACGATATTTAAATAAATCTTTTTTTATTATGGGACCTTTCTTACGCCGTAAACATAAATATATAAATACATTCATACTGTTCACAGTTCGCAATTGTTTTCGTATTCTATACCAATAATTTAGAACCTTGTAACGCTTCCCATTTTCATTTAATGTATATACTACTCCGTCTATATTCTGACTGCAAACATCCATTTCTATCTCCTCCATATTACAACTGTCAAAATAGTAACGCTTTGGAAAACAAATTACCCCTTTAACATTGGAAAAACATTCCCAATTTTCATATTCGTTTGCTTGTATGAATCTGGCATATAACTCATTTATTTCATAAACAGAGACCAAATATAATTTTTCATCACGATAACTACATACAAAAGTATAACTATGATTTTTTGACATCATCTTTATTATTGGTGAGTTCATCAGTTCACCATCGTGCTGTAACTTTTGTTTAAAAATATCAATATATCGTTGCATAGAATACCCAGATGGTTTATTATACCTATACTTTTGTTTTCCACCCGTATTATATTTTACGCCAATTTCCCAACGAAACGTGCGTGTATCAAAAAACAAGTTCAACATTAGACCATCAATAAATTCATTTATAACACATTTACTCGGTTCAATACAATGCGCTTTTTTGTCACGTATATTAACAAAATTTTGCAAAATGGGAATAGATGGTGGACTGAAAGATAACAACTTTCGCTCTGGAAAAGAAAAAATAACGGAACGATAGTTTTTTATTTTATCATCATTGAAATTAACATAATCTTTATCATATGCTAGTAAAGAATATAAGCGGTCTCCAGCTAAATTTTTTGTAATTTTATATTCCATTGACGGTCGTGTAGATACATCCATTGATAAATAATAATAGCCATATAACATTTATTCTTTTTGTTTTATTATCCACAAAGGTAATCTCTATATCCTTGTTGTTTTTGAAAAACAATAACGAAATAAATTATTTACAAGGATAATATATACAGTTTTATATAATGGAATCACCCAATGTTATTGAAAAAAATGATGTTACCTTAAACAATGAACTATCAACCAACAAAAATGATGAGCGTTTAAGTTTAGAATATGGTGATATTATCGAAATACATTCACCTTCCAATCCTACCTACCATGAGTCATTATTCTTTGTTTCTTATCGTGATGAAAATGTTGTTGATATTAATAAAATATCTAGTGGTGAGACCTCCACTTTGAATATTCTGGATGATGGTTCTTTTAGCGACGAAAGTATTGAATTCATTGTTTTGGTAAGTCGTAGTGAGGAATATGGCTATGCACGCCAAAACAAATTGCTTCCAAAAACTTGGATTGAAATACAAATTGGCGGGGATGTCAAACAAATTATTACAGGTGAAATCACTGATTTGGAAGAGGACCAGATTGAAATAACTACTTACCCTGAATTACAGGTATTCTACATTGACTTTGAATACAAGGGAATCCCAAGGAATATCCCTATTGATGAAATATTAATCCGAGAAAAACCAGAAGCTTTACAGAAAATTGGGACATTAACTAGTCTTCGTGAAAAACAAGAAGAAGATGGAACAGAAGGATTAACATTGGACGAAATACACGAACCTGCTACTATTGAGTTTAATGAACAGGGAGAATCAGTTATTACTTTACCTGAAGGAACCGTTACTGATGAAACATTTAAAGAACATTTACAAGAACTCTATATTGATGCCAATGAAATCATTTTTGGAGAAGAAGTAGAAACCATCAAACACGTTATTGAAATACCAGAAAATGAAATGAGATACTCTATTGAAACACAGGTTAATGATATGATGGATGGATTATTAGCTACTATTCCTAATCACCGAAGAAATATTAATGTCATGGCATCCGTACATAGATTAATTAGTCGTTTTAAAGAACTTCGTGACAAATATTCACTTTTTGATGATGATAGCGATATTCAAGGGAAAAAGAAGTATGGTTCTAACAATAAACCATTAATTGAACGTCTCAAAAATATGGATATGAACTTAAAATGGTTAATCCCAGTAGTATCCCTCCGCAAATATGTTACATTTGATGAAACAAAATACGAAGGAACCCCCGATGTAATTAACACACCAGACAATTACCTAATTGACACCGCATTCAGTAAGATTGAGACTTTTCATAAATCTAAACTACCTGGTGTCCGTGGAAATTATAGCGATACTTACAATAGTGTCTTTGATGATTTGTCTGATACTCAACCACTTAATGACCCATATAACCATTTACACAATGGAGAAGTAAATGCATACATTGAAGGTATTGTAAGTAATTTGAATAAATTTTATTCGGGGGTCTTTTCTCAATTACAAAATGAAAAGAAGTTTTTTATTCAAACCTATAATCTTGGTCTAAGTAAATTAGAGAAAACACCTGGTGCTGTTCGCAAAAATGATTATCAACGAACATCTATGACGCCTAACAATACAATCCATATTAATTCATTTATTATGATGCCACAGCAAATCGCACAGAAATCTTCTATTCATTTGCCTAATAAGAGTATTTTGGAAAGATTCAATTTACACAAAAAACCTTTGTATTTATTTGAATTGTTACACCGAAACAGAGATATATTACCTAATGTTATTGAAGATTTAACATCTGAAGTTGGATATGGTGAAGATGCAAAACTACTTTCCAAGTTTCAAGAATTCGTTATTCAATTAAACGAATTCCAAGAGGAACCAGACCTATACGAAAAATATTTACAGGCATTCATTCCAAAGACTCAAGTTATATTAGATTCTATACGCAAATACACTACTGATAAATTTTCTTTTATAAATGTTGTAAAACAACTAGAACCTTATGGTATTTACAATGAACATATCACTTTTCAACAATACAAAAAAATACATTATATTATTCGAACCAACATCAAATCATTGAAAGAACACATTTCTAAACAGTCCAAACTATTCTTTGGCTTGAAAGAGAATAATGTTATTCCTGCTCTTCGTTCCAATCCATTTTTACAGCTCTTCTCTAATAAACCTGAATTGTTAGAAGAATTCTTTTCTTCATACAAGATTAACGAGGATATTGCGATGACTACAGATGAGTTATATACTCACCTTCTTAAAACCGACGACCAGAGGTTATTTAATTCATTCATTTCTGCTATGCTCGTATCACTGGTTACTCCAGCCAATTTACTTGATAAACTTTATCCTCCTGACATTGAAAATAATGAAGATGGACAACCTGATATTCAGATGGGTGATTGTGGCCAAAAGTATATTGCTAAGAAATATAATTCGGTTGATGAAATGGAAAATGACAATGGGAATGAAATTTTCTTTGATGAAACATATGATATTACCCCATATACCTTATTAGAAACTTACAAAGAGCAAGAATCTTCTATGAGTGGTGATTTATTCAAGGAATTCTTGGAAAATGTACTAGTCAAAAAACATTATATGACCAAAGATGAGGCATCTAAAACTGTTACCAATCTATTGGTTAAAAAGAAATTGGTAGAAGATGGTCATTATGCTATCTTAGAAACAAATGAATCTACTGGCGAAGAAGGTAAAGAAAATGAACTACAAATCAAACGTGAATACTATATTCGTAAAGGTTCAGACTGGATACGTGATACCACCATTAACGATACCGCCTTCTTGGATACTGCTAGTATTTTCTGTAATATTAGCAAAGAATGCTTTCAAAATAAAAAAACAGATATCTGTGAAGACCCTTCTATTAGTATTATGCGACACCGCGAAGAGTCCAGAAAACAATTGTTAGATGAATTTGACCGCCGTATCAAAATAAGTGTTGATGAAATGGAAGCTGACCTACAGAAAACAGTTAACCATTTACTTAAGCAAATCCGCAGTAGTCGGATTATTGATGAAATAAAAGCATATCGTGCAAATAATCTTGCTTTTGAAATTGGTAAACACGTTGAGCGTTTGGATACACCTAGTTCTCCCCACGAAATTATTTTGAATAAAATATTAGGGAAGTCTGATTTCGTACAAAAACAGAACCATATTACTATATTCGTTGGAAAGTATTGTCGTCCTTATATTCCCAAACTTGAAGAAAGTCCTTATTGGTATTATTGTAAAGATACAAATATTCCGTTACTACCTACATCTATATACAAGTTAGCTAGTGCTTTTTTATTAGGACCTGAAAACTACCAGCGCACATTAGAAGAATTACGTGTTTCCCAAGGTGAAGAAAGTGATGATGGAAACGCTATTGTAGATAAATATAGTGGATTCATTTTGTGTAAAAAAGACTTCAACATTGATGAAGGATTTGATGATAGTGGATTTAGAATTGTTACACGCGATATTATTGAAGAGGACGCCGGACAAATTTACTTAAAACAAAAGAAACAAGAAACATTATTACGAAATAATCAAGAAAGTCAGCTTATTGATATTGTTTATTTTGCTATTATTGAACGAATTAGTATCCCACCAAATACATTACACGAGTTTGTTCTTCGTATTAGTAGTGAATTAATACAAAAAGAAATTTACAGTGAAGAAAAATATCAACGCTTGGCTGCCAAGAAGAAAAAAGATGAAAAGAAAGTTGAACCTTACCAAACATACAAACTACAAACATCTATTCTTATTATTTCTTCTGTATTATTTGTAGGAATTCAGACCTTAATACCTTCTATTAATGTTAGTAAAACATTCCCTAACTGTGTTCGTTCCTTCTCTGGATACCCTATGACCAATGATGATGATTTATCTGGTATTCAATATATCGCTTGTATTTTGCGTAAAATGAAAAGTTCTATTTCCCCTTGGTCTAGTATTCAACAATTGAGTGCGAAAAACTTGGAAGCTCGTATTCAAAAGGTTATTGCAAAAACCCTTGTTGAACACCCAGAAGTGGTAGAATTATATGTGAAAAAAAATACTTATAACCAGTTACATCCGGATACTACCATTCCAAAAGAACACTCATTACAAAAATGGCGTCTATTTCAACCCGCCTTAGTTCCTATTAAGATTGAAAACCCTACTATCAACGTCAGCGAAACGTTCCAAAAAGAACTACTACAAGAAATGAAAAAAGGACGACCACAACAATATCCTATGATTGCTATGCTACATTCCAAAAATTCCTTATTTTCTTATAGGTTATTACAATCCATCCACTCTATTGTGCGACAAGAAGAAACGTTACTTCATACCAGTGGTATGGTTCCTTTTCAACAAAATGGATGTTGCCACGGCGATTCTATTCTTCCTTTATCCTTTTTCAAAGAAAAAGATGTGTTATTAGAACAATACATTGAAAACGTCAAGAAAAACCAAACTTTTTTAAAAGGCTTCAAGAAATCGTCTCAAGCCTCTTTATTGTATCACGATACCTTTTCTGGAATGGAACATCCAAAAATAATTAGCGGAAATATGGAGGAGAATGTATATTCTACTATTATCAAACATTGCAAATATGATACCGAACAAAACGTTCCAGAAGAGTTCAAGGCTATTTGTTCCGATAAACCTACCAATTATGACAGCCAGATGTCCTTGTCTGAAAAAATTACATTACTTAAGCGTTCTGGAAAACAATATAATGAAAAGGATATGCGTAACTTAATGGACATTGTCCATCGCAACAATATGATTACTATGGAAAATACTCCTCCACAAGACCCTGTCATTTCTTTAAAAGAATATATTCAAGAATTAGACACACTTGATGATGAGTGTATTTCACCCAAATTGAGAGAACTCCTTTTAAAAATTATTGATGAATATGACCCAGATACATATAAAACAGAAATGAGTAAACATTTGGAAAACCTACAAATACATCTATATAATTGTAACAATGACCTTATCGACGAAATTACATCTTTTATGGAATCCAACAATCAACCTTCAATGGAAGAACTTCTTTCAGAGATTGAACAATGGAATTTTTATCAAGAAAATAATCTTGGTTTCTTCAATGTATGTAAAAACATTAAAAATAAAATTTATCAAATTACTAGTTTATATCCTAATTTATTCCAATATACCGAACAAGATGGACAACAAGGCTTACACAGCTCTTTTTATAATCATAATGAAAATGATAAAAATATTTGGAAAGTTGCTTCACGTCATTTCATTGATTTACGCGATTTACATGACGAATATTATGACCCTATTACTAAGTTTTACTATGACCCTATCCTATCAAGAGTAATGACACTTTCTCAAGAACCATTAAAATGTTTGTATAAATTTACACAATTATTACCATTGTTTAAGAATAGAAATATCAATGAATTTAAATTTATTGACGAACACTTATCGATTATGTTATTGAAATATTTATTTTTACAGTGTATTTATCAATACATCACTTCCGCAAACTCACAGGAAATTGTCAGTTATTCAAGTGAAAAAGTATATAATGAACGGAAACAATCACTCAATATGCTTGACGACGCTGTCCATAATAGTAGCACTATAGATGTTCACCGTAACGAAGATAATACCGAATTATTGAACGAGTTAGAAGAAGTTAATATTAACATTGAGAGTGGTTATTCTATTGGGCTCAAAACTTCAGAACTTATTGCCAGCATTTTACTTATTGAAGAAAAAGATAAAAAGAAATTAAATATCTCATATGATAATATTGTTCGTAAGGTTTCTCGTGCCAAAGACCACGAACGCCAAGTCCTCTATAATGATTATTTAGGTAGTATGAGTATTGAAGAACGTAGAGTTGCAAACGCACAAAAGAAATATAAACTTGGTGAATGGAATGTTGGAACACAGAAATCTATTTATCAATACAATCCGAATACATATGTTGCCGATGCTGAACGTAAAGTTGGATTCTTTGAAGTTAATAACACTGAAATTGATGTTACTGATGAAAACCCATTAGAAGTTGATAATATTGAAAACACTGACCGCGATACCCATGATATTTCACATTTAACAGAGGATTATATGGACGGCGACTTCTATCCAGAGGATAGAGACCCAGATGATTTTTATGGAAATACATAACTTTTTCTTTTGTTCTCATATAGTAGATAATGCCATCAATTAAAGGAATCATTCAAGTTCATAAATTAGCCGCTTCTATTTTATTATTTTTCATACTATTCACAATTATACATATGCTTAAGCCTACGTTATTGTATAATGAAGAAGGCGGATTCAGGCCATTTGGTGTAGGATACCGTCACAAAACTGTTATTCCCATCTGGTTAGTATCCATTATTCTTGCTATCTTCTCATATTTGGCTGTTTTATATTATTTAGCGTTTATGTAAATAAATTGTCCTATTATAATACAATTTATTTGGGCCTCATATTAAAACTTGTTCCACAACCACATTTACTTTGAATATTATCATTCTTTTTTATCAGGTCTGATAACTTTCATTTAGCTAGATTAGATATTGTTATCATACTATAAATTTATTAGTATTTATAGTATCACAATACAAATATATTCTGTCATTCTAATATAATTTATTTATATGTCACCCCAAGGTAGCCAATTGGTTGATTATTCTTTTTACCATCATATGAACTCTACTTTACAACAATGTCATAATAACCGAATGAATATTTATTACTATATCTTCAACATTGGCATTTGTGTTGTATTCTTTATTATATCTGGTATTGTATTGTATTATTGTTATAAAAATAAACAAACTGACCAAGAAAAAAGAAATCAGATGTATCGTGACCAACAATACGTCTTGTCAAAAATTAGATTCTATAAAGATGAAATGGATAAACAAGACCAAATGGTTAGTCAAATTACACAATTACCCGTTACAAATATGGAACATTTTTAATGATAATGTATAAATATATATCATAATGAATATTGTTCAAGAAGAAATACAATCCATCATTGATGAAAATAATATTGCCCAAGAACAGTTCTCTGAATTCTTACAAGATAAAAACAATATGATATCTGAATTACATATTGAAGATAGACTACACGGTGAACTTGACTTGTCTATCTTACAAGATAATGGATTCAAAAATGTCACATCCATTATTTTTGAAGAGGGAGAACTTATAAGTATTAGCAATATTCCTGACAATTTAGAAAAATTAGTATGCCCATATAATCTACTTACAGAATTAACCGAATTACCTACTTCATTGAACTATTTAGACATACAAGGTAATTATCTTTCTGAATTAGACACTCTTTCTCTTCCTAACCTAACTTATCTCAACATTAATGAAAACAAAATAACCACTCTTGACCCTTTACCACAGAAATTAGAATCATTGTTTGCTAACAATGCACAGCTACAATCTCTTGATTTTCAAGATGTGAAAAACATTAAAACCATACACGTTTCCTCCAACCCTATTTCTGTTATTCGTAACATGCCAGACAGTGTTGACGATTTTGTAGCAGAATACAATTCTAGTATTCGCTTTGAAAATTCTGTTGTTCCAGGAGAAAATAGTAAAACACAAGACAGAGAACAAGAAAATACCCCGAAAATTTCTTTCAATGAAGCTTTAACTATCTATTACAAAATGAAAGGAACATATGAACAAGAACGTAAAAGTCAAATCAAGAAAATTTACAAAAAATATGAAGATAAAGCTGAAGCTCGTCTTAAAATAAACGAATACAAACACCCTTGTGTTAAATGTGGTAATGATGTGGAAACTAAATTTTTTACAAAAGATACTATTCTAAAAGCTACTTGTGGAAATGAATCAAGCCCTTGTTCTCTAAACATTGAATTAGACACTGGTGGTTACACTCATTTACAAAGAGAGCTAATTGAGCTTAAAGATGCTGTTGAAGACGGCAAAAAGAACTTTATTATATTAAAACTTGACTCTTTATTTGGGTATAACACTGATGAAGACACCAAACATCAATATAACCAACGACTCAATGAATATAACTTTTTTAGTGAACTCTATGAATCTGCTTTACAAGAAAATAAAAAAATATATGACAATGATGAACGTTCATTATCACTACAAACTAAACAAGAACTGTTTGCAGAGAAGGTTTCTACTATTCGTGGAATGACCAACGAATATAACCAGACAAATAATAATGAATATTTACAACTTATTTCGGATATGTATATTAAAGAGCTTAAACCTCTCGCCAACGAAATACAACAACTACGTTACGAAGACAGTGAAGTTGAAATTATTGACCGTTCTCCCAACGTTCCTGGAACCGCAAAAGGTAAATTTATGGAATACATAGAAAATATTTTACACCAATATCCAGCCAGTATTGACAGTATTGACTCATTTGCTCGTAAGCAAGAAAAGGTGATGGTATTTGATATCTAATTGAAAAAAAACAAGAGACCCTATGCTGTGCCATTTTTGTTGTTCATAAATCAAATATAATACCTATATTGGTTTCCTATATTTTGATATCAAATTGTATGCTGTCAATATAAAAAGGTCTCAAAGTTACAAAAAATATTTCTTTTTCAGGAAATGTAAACTTCGTTTAGTTACACTATCTTTGTTTCAGATTCAGAAATAGAAATTATAATTTGTGTTTTGAGACCTTTATTCATGATTTTTTTGATTTTACATACAACGAGTTTGTTTTTTTTATTACCATAACTGGTGTGATAATAAAAATTTAATATAAAACGATATTAAAAGGTCTCAAAAATAGGTTATTTCCATCGAAATTAGCACTTGTTGTAGTTTGTGACTCCATCCCATACAATACCATAACGGTCACACCATGTTTTCATCTGACAAATTCCTCCCCATTTAACTTCGTCAAATTCAATCATATTATTTTGAAATTCAGAAGTATTAGATGTATTTAACAAAAGGTTATCATTCGAATCATATATTTGACCTACATTCGGGTTACCACTATCTCCTTCTGGTAAGGGCACTTTACAAAAAATCTGGTCACCTTCTTTTACTGCATCCCAGTAATCAGGACAACTGCCATATTGCGGTGGAAATGATTGATTGCTAGTATATGCTCCATTACTCATAGTAATACCAATGTATGTCAATACTAATATTAATATAATAACGGCAACCATGATTGTGATTTTATAAAAATAGTCCATCTTCTCTTATATATTATCTAAATATATTTAGTGTTCTTTCTTTTGAATTATTCTCTAATCACAAAGTATAGAACCAAATGAATAACAACTTATGGAAACCAAATAATTATAATCAAGAACATAAAATATTGCCTATTCCCACAAAAGCCAATGGACGGGTTGATATTATTCCAGAAGCCTCCCACGAATTACGTTTCAAAATGCAAGAAAAAATCGCTCTGAAAAACAATGCTACTGAATATCGCGAAGCACTCACTGGAAATTGGGAATCCACCCTTTTATCTAGAACCTTCTTTTCTGCTGAAAACATTCAAATATTACAAAACGGCATTCGTGCTGGCGTTCACAAGGAATCTGAAGGAAAAATATTAGTTCCTCCACAAAACGTGGATACATTAAAAATTATTATGAGAAGCACCTTTTTACAATACTCCGAGAACCGCGAAGAAGATATTAAAGGGCAAATTGTCCGTTTAAATAAAATAGTGCTAGATTACTGTATCCCTAGCGTCTATCAAGAAGCTGTTGGTTATGTTAAATATATTCGCGACCAAAGCACATTGGTTGTTCCAATGGAACGTCCTAAAAATAATGACCGTGATTATAAAGAACTAGAATTCAGACAATTCATGTAAATAAATAAAAATATAACATTAATGCTGTTATATTTTCAAGGTCACTTATTAGTTGTTACTCTTCATACGTCCAATTCACTTTTTTACCAGCGTATAAAGGAACAATATTATCATACTTTTCTGGAACAGTCCATTCCTTCCGTGTCATAACAATAACATCCTCACTATATGGTAGGTTATAAAAATCACAACCATTTGTACTTACAAATTTCTCAAAATTGTTTACGTTTAACCCTTCTTCACTATCAAATAAATCAGCCAATAATTCCACTGCTACAGGACTATTAAAGATACCAGCACACCCACAGCAAGATAGTTTCTTATGCTCTTCGTGAGGTGCACTATCTGTTCCCAAGAAAAAGTTAGGACTACCACTCATTGCTGCCTTTATTAATGCTTCTTTATCTTCATTACGTTTCAATATAGGTAAACAATACATATGTGGATTAATGCCATTCCGAAATATATCATTCCTGTCTAACAATAAATGGTGGGGTGTTATTGTTGCATGAATTCCTTCTTGTAACACATAATCTACCGCTTCTTTAGTAGTAATATGCTCCAAAACCACTCTCAGGTTCGGATACTGCTCTCGTATTTTAGACAACTCTTTTGATACAAATACCTTTTCACGGTCAAAAATATCTATATTATATTCAATACTTTCCCCATGGACCATTAAAGGAATCTTTTCATCTTCCATTGTTTTCAATATGTGCGAAACAGTATCAATTGTATCCACTCCTAAATCTGAATTTGTAGTTGCGTTCTGTGGATAATATTTTATACCAATCATCTCTGGAACTGACTTAAACCGTTTCAAATCATCCAATGGTATATCTTTGTGTAAATACAAAGTCATTAATGGGTTTCCGCGCTTGTCATAGCCACGTATTCTATCTCTATACTCAATTGCTTTATCTATCGTTAATATTGGAGGAACCAAGTTCGGCATAACAACTACGTGATTGAATTTTTGGAAACACGTTGTTGCTGTTAACTTTAATAAATTCCCATCTCGCAAATGATGGTGAAAATCATTTGGTTTCAAGATTCGTATCATTACAAATATTATACAGTTACAAACGCGTAATCTTTATCTGATTTACACATTATAATTCATAACCGGAAAGAATTCATCTGAAATCACATTTACCGCATTCATATCAGTTATGAATTGTGAAAGGGTCTCTTTCATTGCGATTGACATATTTCGCATAAGGGAATTCTTTATAATCGCTTCCTTTTGAGAATGATAAAATCTGTAATAATATCCACGTTGATTGTTTTCTAATAAACCATCATAATCATAAATATACACACGAGGGAATATTTCTGTCTCCCATACAAACTGTCCAGATGTAGAATACTCATTCACCATATACACTTGTGGGTCTTCAAATACAAACACTTCATTTGCTTCACGACGTAACTGCACTGATTTATATAGCGAACTATCAGTTGAATAGTTTCCTCTTGCCTTCCAAACTACTTTATTACGCCTTTTACTCACCCTCTCAATAAAGTAGTGTTCACCATGTATTAATTCATTTTTTGTAACTAACTTCATAATAATAACTATTTTGCTATTATTATATTTAATAAATTATCTCTATTTTTCTTTTATTTTACTATATTCCCAAAGAAATTATCAACCTACTTTGTAATTAACTACAACAATGTCCTCCTTGTAATCCACCGTTGTTTATTGGGTAATGATATCTACAATAATGATATTGACATCTAGAGCAATATGCGGTTCCTCCCCCTTTTGTACAACTTACCCTAAACCAAGGAGATGTACAACAACCAATAGAACTATCAAACGCTACTTTGGCAACATCAACTGCTACCTTAGCACCTTCTGCTATAGCTTGTGGATTTGGCATTATATAGTATATATATATTTTTTTTTCTTATTGTCATAGGTAAATATCGTTTAATCCCTACATTTTAACGTATGTCTCTGCAAACGCATTCATTTGGTAAATCTATTCATTAAATTTTTTCGTTCAAGTACATCAAATGGTATCCAAGTGCAGCAAATCCGAGCATTACAGTAATTGGATACATACCAATAAAGGTCTCTTTGTTTGCATAACCAATGTAAAATAATACTGGAGCATAAATAAAAGCGTGAAGAAAGTAAATCCACCCTATTTCTAATCCTAAATTATATGCTTTGAGACCGTGATGTAGGAAAATTCCTATACCAAGCACCATTAATAAAGGAAACATCCAATCTGGCATATTTCCATATGAACGACCCACATAAATTAGAAAAGGAGCCACTACTAAAATGTGGAACAACGAAATGATTGTATGCTTATTGAATTCCATGTATACAATAACCATATTATTTTACACGGTTCATTTTTTCAATTTCAACACTTGTACTTCTTTCTTTGTATGGTGGTTCTTCGCTACCATATCGCCATTAGGCGTGTATCTAGAAACATAAGATGCCTTAAATTTAGCTGGGTCTGTCCTCGCTAATGCATTCATTGCCTCAGAACACATAATACAACACGTATGTAATTCATATTTTTTATTATCATAGGTCAGCGTTGTTTTTTCATTTGTAGCACGATATCGCCCCTTTTCATCTGGACCCATATGTGGACAACAACCCGTGCTGCCATTTATTCCACAATCTTCATTACGTGTATTGATAAGACCTTTTCCTACTCGTTTCTCTTTTGATGAACTTTTTGACTTCTGCCTTCCTTTGGATTTAGATTTGCTTCCATTCTTCGTTTCTTTTTTTCGTAGTGTTCCTTTGGAACTAGTCTTTGTTCTGCTACCACCAAATTCACCTATATATCGGTTTAAATCAGCATTAAAATTTGTAGCTTTGTTTAAAGCTTCTTTGCTTAAAGCGTGCAATTCATCTGTGCTTTTTGAATTTTTAATTTGGTCTTCCAATGACGTGTCTCCGTATTCCTTAAGCTTATATATCCTATTATCTCTTGTATTTCTTACAGCAAAATATTTGTCATTACCATCATTATCCTTACCCTCAATAAATCTTAACAAGGGCTCATCTGAAAGGTTGTCAGACCTAACAAATTCCATATTTTGTTTAAGTAGAGGGTTAGGCATTTTGGAATCACTCATATTCCTTGTAACTTCTACTGTATATTTTTTTCCTTTCTCTAACTTTTCTGGAGGAACAAATACCCAATTTCCATATTTTTCTTTTTCCATGTACAATGCATGTTTAAGTTCGCGTAGAAGCTCTTGGTCTTGTTGTTCTTTGTCTCGTTTCGCTAATTCTTCCTCGGCAAGTTCAATTTGATGTCTAATTCCCTCTATTTCTTTGTCATTACAAGTCTTACCTGTACAATTGCCGCCACCACTCTTTTCTTTATAACATTGCTTAAATGCATACGGTGCGAAATCCTGTTTCAATTCTTTTTTGAACTTCTGCGTCCTTTTTGTTTTTCTTGATTTTCTTGATTTTCTTTTTCTCGTTCTCTTTTTCTTTCCTCCAAACATGCTAGCGATTACTGTTGCTGTGTCCAAATTTCTTTTAGGTCCCATTGCTTTATAACTAATTGCTAATTTTGAAAGTGCAGCACTTGGTTTTGTATGGTTAGGGTTATAACTTTCATTGAACATCTTCGTGGTATTAGCATTTGGTATATACCAATTACTAATGTCTTGGTCGAACGAATCAGCTCTCCAGAACATAGATTGCATATTAGTGACATTGGTTAATGTAGATGTAGTGGTTGCTCCGTTTACTCCCCTAATTCTTTCCCAGTTTGCAAGAGGTTGGTTGAAGGCAGATGCACCACGGAACATACTCCCCATATTCGTCACATTGCCTACATTCCATCTTCCGATAGGTTGGTTGAAGCGAAAAGCATCACGGAACATACCCTCCATAGTAGTCACATTGCCTACATCCCATTCCTCTATATCCTGGTTGAAGGCAGATGCATTAGAGAACATATACGTCATATTCGTCACATTGGCTACCTTCCATTCTCCGATAGGTCGGTTGAAGGCACGGGCATTCCAGAACATACCAAACATATTCTTCACCTGGCCTACATTCCATCTCCCTATAGGTTGGTTGAAGGCAGATGCACCACGGAACATACTCCCCATATTCGTCACATTGGCTACCTTCCATTCTCCGATAGGTCGGTTGAAGGCAGAGGCACCAGAGAACATATACCCCATATTCGTCACCTTGCCTACATTCCATTCTTCGATAGGTTGGTTGAAGGCATAGACATCACAGAACATACCATACATATTAGTCACATTGCCTACATTCCAGCGACTGATGTCATCGTTGAACTCGCTGCATTGGCTGAAGAGGCTACTCATATCCGTCACAGCACTAGTGTCCCAATTTGAAATATGACCATACTCGTGGTCGGCAACATCAGGTTCTTCACACCATAGTTTGACAGCATCATGAATGTCTTCATCACTGCGGACTGTTTTGTCAGCATTACACGGCTTACTGCCACAAGTGCCGCCACCACTCTTTTCTTTATAACATTGCTTAAATGCATACGGTGCGAAATCCTGTTTCAATTCTTTTTTGAACTTCTCATGGTTGGCTCTTTTCATTGCCATCATTTCCTTTTTCATTTCATTATAAGTTTTCATTTCACCCGAAATATGCTTTGGATATAAATCATCTGATTGTACTTCTTTAATTGTCATTTTCCCCATAGCAACCATCATACCTAAATACAAGGTCGCATAATTTGCACCAATACCACCACAACGAGCAGTAATCAAGTTTTTCAAACCATCATAGTTAATCGACCCTGAAATCTTCAAAACGTCAAATACTTTGTCCTCAGGAATAAAAAACTTAATGCTGCTATAAAAGTAATCGTGATGATTACGAGGAACACAGTGCTTTACGTCTTCGTCCCGTAGTATATGCTCGTCAAATAACCCTCTGGTTTTCCAAAACGCAAACCCGTGCTTTGTGTTTGAAATGGACGTAGGTTCTCCAAACATTTCAACACATTTGGGGTAATACGATTTTGGTCTTTTATGGTACCATTTGGATACAGCGTTCATTCAATATATACTAATTATATATATTTTGAATATTATATTATCTTACTTAAAGTTATTTCTTTCAATACATTTCGCATAATACGTTGATTGAAACGATTAGATTCCTCTGTACTACCGCCCCCTAATGAATTACACGCTATATCCATAAATAGTTCACACTCTGGTGTGTCTGTAAGTACATAACTTGGATTCTCATCTTGCCATAATGGCAATTGTTGGTAATTTTTGTCAGCAATTTGTGAAACGATAGATTTCAACTTTTCTTTTTGTTCATTATCTTTCTCCCATTTGTTATCTTCCTTAATATACAATGTTTCTCGTTTTAAATCCGTACAATGTAACGGTCTTGAATACATATCTAATTCATTTAATTTATTAATGAATATTCTTGAAATCCCTTCAACATACCCTAATCGTCCTGTTTCTGCTATATCGCACGGTTCCAAATCAAGCGAATCTATAAAATCTTCAATATTCATTGCATCTTTACATTGCTCGTTCAAAAAGACATTCAAATTAAATTTTTGATTATTATGATTTGTTATATTGGTTGTATTTCCCATCCGTCCATCATTCATTGCTATTAACAATTGTGATTGTAACTGATGATTATCTTCCTGAATCTGTTTTATTTGTTCACTTTGCTC